AAGTGGCAAACATCAACTTGCTGTAATCAGTCGAAAAGTGTCCGGCGTAGCAGGTGGTGCTCTCGCCCGCCTTCAGCCCGTTCGTGCCGACCCGGTAGGTAATACCGCCCAGATACATGTCGCCGTTGGTGATCTTGTAATAGACGTAGATCTGGCCGGTGATGTCGCTGTCGGACTTGTTGGTGATGGTGATGGCGGTATCCTGCGTCTCGATCTCCAACACGTCGCTGCACAGGGTCGGCTCCGTCTCGAAGACGGCATAGGCGCTGACGTCAGCTGTCATGCCCTCCGTGCTCTCCGGCTCAGTCTGGCGGGACAGCTCCAGCAGATAGGCGGACGCGCCCACGGGCAATGTCGTCAGATCGAACTCATACGCCGTCTCGCCCACCGTCAGGGTAATGTGGGCATACTGCACCGTCTTGTCGCCGTCGTTGCGCACCGTAATGACCATCACGTCGGACACAACGTCGTCGCTGCCGTCCTCTACGAAGGCCCCGGCATAGTGGCTGACGTTCATCAGGGTCAGGTGATACCCCAGATCCATCGTCATCTCCTCCGGTGCGGTGTTATCACCACTCTGGCCGTTATTGGCCGTATCGCCGTCATCACCGGCCCCGCCGCCGCAGGCGGTCAGCACCAGTGCCACCGCCAGCAGCAGCGCGAATAGCTTGCAAAAACGTTTCATGATATTCTCCTTTACGTCCGCCATTTGTAATGGCGGCAATTCAGGGAAAAAGTGCCCCGCCCTCTCGGGCAGGGCACTTTTGTTGTGGGGGAAAGGGGGTCAGGATGTGAAGATTCTTGTCGTATCTGTCGAAGTTTGATAGCAAAGGCCATTTTCTTCTGGCAAATATTCACAGCCACTAGTCTTATCCAAGAATAGCACCTTTCCCGGAATCGGCTGGCAACCTGTCATTTCATGTCTCAAAGGAAAACCACACCCTGCGGCAATGTTGGCACTGAGTTCAAAGTTCTCGAAGAGAACCTGAGGCTTCACATAAGATTTCTTCATTGTTCATTCACTCCTTTCTCAGAACCAACGGCTGAAAAGCTTATTCAGCCAACCGCCGATACCGGGACGCTGGGCGGCGGCCCGCACCGTCAGCGTTGCGGTGATGGCCTCGCTGGCCGTACCCTCGACGTTGACAGCCACGATCTCATGATCGGCGGTCTCGCTGGCGGTAATGGTGTAGGTAAACTCGCGGTACGTCACCTTCTTGGCGTTCCAGCCCCAACCGGTACGCTGGGTGCGGGTGCGATAGGTGTCGATGGTTACACCATCCACCGTGATGGCCTCCACATCCTCAGAGGTCTTGACGGTCAGGGTGGCCTTCTCACCGGCCCTGACGCTGCTGCGGTTCCAGCTGGCCTCAAAGCGCTCCGGCGTGAAGGGCTGCACTTCTTCCGGCGCATACATGGCACGCACCATTTGCACAGCTTCATTGATTGCCGTATCGCTCATGATTGCAAGCGATGCCGTCGCTTGCTCTTTAAAGGTCACCTTGACATTTGTCAGAGACAGGATCGCATCACCGGTATTGCGGATCAGGATCGTGCCGCTCTTTGCCGACTCTGTGATGTCGTAATACATATCGGTGGCAGTATTGACCTTCTTATCTGCGGCGTTGCCGATCGTGTAAGTTGCCGCACCGTCAACAGCCTTCAGGCCCAACTGAACGGTAGCGATCTTGTTCCAATCGCCATCCAGCTTAAAGGCAAGCGTCTGAGCCTTCGCCAGATATACCTCATGGTTGGGGCCAAAGTTCCTATAATCGGTCTGCTCTGCCGCATCCTTACCCTCGATCAGAACAGCCTTATAGTTGCCTTCTTCTGTCTTTGCAAGTGCATCGCGCAGCTCAAAGTACTGCGGATAGCCTTCCTTCTCATTCTTCTCGTTATAACCCGCATAGTTCTTTCCCATGGGATCATACACCCGGATGGCATCCAGCCAGAAGCTATACCGACTATCACCGGTCTTGTCGAAGTACTCGCCGTAAGCTGCCGTCAAGGTGACGGTATAGGTATCATAAGGCTGACCAGCGACCTTGATAATAGGAAGCTGATAGAGCTTGTTGTTGGAGCCGTTTGCCGCCTCAACGAAGCTGCCGTTCTCATACTTATACCCATAGTAGTTGTTGATAAACGTGCTGTAGACCTTTTCACCCTTAGAGTTCTTCACCTCGCAGGTGATAACGCCAGAGTCGTTATCAGTCAGGGAGATGACATCAAAACCGGTACCCTTGAAGGTAAAGGTGGCGGTGGGCCAAGCACTGTCAGCGTTATTCGCCCAGTTCTTAGCCATATCGGCGGTCACGGTTACCTTGTGAGCGCTGCCCATGGAGAATGTGGTGCAGTTCTCATAAGCCTTATCGTAACCGTAAAGGTTCTTCTTGTCGCCCAACACTTCCAGCAACTGGTTTGCAGTCTGCTCGGTACCGGCGGTGCTCCACCTAGCATCAGCCGCCGCGCCTGCGCCGTTGTTAAACGTCGCAAAGCTGTCCTCATAGTAGACGGTGGAGGCAGGGATGATGTTGACGAGGAAGCTGACCGTACTCTCTTGTTCTACCGTAGCGCCGGTTTCATCGGTATACTGGATCTTACCGGTAATCTCAACGCTCAGTTTCTCAACATCATCGATGGTCTTTGTAGGCTGGTAGGTGATCTGCTTCTTGGCGGTATCATATACCGTCTTGCCGCATTTTGCGCCGCTGACAGTTACCTTTTGAATCGTGGCATTATTCAAAGCCTCACTTAGTCTACTCAGGGGGATCACCAAATTCAGGCCGAAGTCCACCACAAAGCTTGTCTCGTTGCTGAAGACATAGTACAGGTACACATTCTTATCATCCCGGCGCTCAACATTTTCACAGGTGTAGATGGCATAGCGATATTTTGCGTCGATCTCGGGCATCTGGCTCAAGTCCGCCGTAATTCTCTGCTCTCTGCCGTAAATGTTCGTTACTTCGCCGCCAACAAGATATGTCTTCCAGTCGGGAGTAGCCAGCGTAATAGTATCCTTAAACTTCGTATTCTCTGCAACTGCGATGTTATAGCTGTAGAACTCGGTATTGTTCAGCGTCTTGTTGATGTAGTGAACCGTCAGAGAATCCGCGGTAACCTTGGCACGGACATAATAGGTGACCAGAAGTCCCTGCTTCTGATAGATCTTGACCTGGCTCAGATAGGGTTCTCCGCCATAGGTAACGGTTGTAACACCATCATCCACCAGCGGCAGGCCGGAGTTTTCCGCGTCTGCTTCGGTCTTGGCCCATGCGACCTTCTCGGTGCCAGCGTAAGTGTAGCTGCTAGTGCTGGTAATTGTCGTGCCGTGACTATCATTGCTCGGCGTCAGGGTGATCATGTAAACCTCATAATTTGAGGTTTCCACGCCGGCGATGCCGTGCACGACGCGGTAGTAATTGCTACCTTCCTTTACGACATAGCCATTCGTCGTCTGATTAGTCGGGCAGTCGAAGCCTATCGTTTTACCTGTTACCGGGAAGCTGGTCGGCGTTATATCGCCAGTCTCATACTTTACGGCAAAGTCCAGCAGCGACTGATTCGCGTTGTACTTAATCGGGCCCCAGTCCACGACCTTCGTCTCCACTTCATCCGTGATCGTCGTAGACTGACGATAGAAGATCGCCAGCTGGTTCTTCGATCTGTCAGTCGCACTGATATCGCTAATGGCTACCCAGGACTTGCCGTCAACAGAATAGGCCCAAGTATCATCCCAATAACGGAGGTACTTGATCTCGATACCGTCCTCCGAGTGGTTCGTCCAACCGTCATATTCCTGTCTTACACTGGAATCATGATAGGCGGATTTCCAGTATTCGACATCCACTGTCACTGCTCCAGACGTAGAGTCGCCTTTATTCGATGCCGTACCGGTAAGAGTCCCCTCCAGAATTGCTTTCAGCTCATTGCCCTTTTCACTGTAGAACCCATATTGCGCCGCGCTGACCGTGCGGTACGCCATATTAGTATAGTTGGTGCCATTGTTCACCTGATCGTCAAGGACAAAGTCGCTGGGCTTGCCGGCGCTCCATCCAGTCGGCACAACGCCGCCGTTTGTGATCCACAGGTTGATGTCCACGGTATACTGGCTCGGATCGATTTTCGTCACCGTGACATGGTACTCCACATTACCGATGGTGTACACCCGATCCTCCACAAGCTGCAGGCCCTTGAAGGTAATGCTCGTCTTTGTGTCGCCCGGTACGTTTACCTGATTATAGAGGTAAATGTTCGAGGAATTACCAGATGCGGAAAATGTAGAACCGCTGATCGTCAGATAAGCCGTGGTGTTGTATGTCCAAACATAATACGACTGACTAACCGCTTTCGAAATAGTTACGCTACCATCCGTATTTTTCGTTACGTTGACCGCTGTTTTTCCCGTACTAACACTGTACGACCACCCATAACTATACGTTGCGTCCGGATATACATATTGTCCATCGCTGTCCTTGATATAGTACTGGCCGCTGCCAGCGTTCTCGAAGGTCAGCTCAGACAGCGTGGCATTGTCTTGTACGCTGAAGGCATTAGAAATATAGAATGTCCCGGCAGCCAGCTTCGCGGACTCATAACGTTTTCCGGCGGGCTCGGTTTCTGTTGTCGTCGTAACCGCGGCATACTCGTCACTGTACGCGCCCGTATGATCGCCAGTCTGTTCATACGTGTCAGAGGTCTTCCCCTGCTGCACAGTAACATATTCCTTCTCTTTTTCCGGTGCGGCCGTTACGGTAACGTCCGTAGAAAGCTTTGTGCCATCGTCCAATTTCGCGGTAACAGTAGCCGTACCCGTTGCCACAGGAACGACCTGCACCGCATTTGTGCTCTGCACTGCCGCGCGAGTCGCAGAAACCGCTTTCAGCGTCAGAATCTTCTCGTTGGAGGAGCTCCAGGTTGCGGTCGCGCCGCCCGACAGCGTCAGGGTTGTCGTGGCGCCCATCGCGACCTGAACCTTGCCGTCGCTGACCGTCGTATCATCCTGCTTGATCACAGGCGTTTCAGGCTCTTCGGGTACAGTCTTCTTGGTGAAATAGCTGGGATTGGCATCCGCCATGGCGGCGATCAGCTCCTGCACATCGGACAAAGCAACGTCAACAGACGGCGTGTCACACCACACGCAGAACATGGCACCCACATTTGTTGTGCCTACAGGAATCTCTGTATACGTCGTGCTGGTGGGGTTGTAGCCGCTCTTAATATTCTGATACTTCGTAACGTCAAAACTGTTGAAGTTGCTCAGAACAGTACTCTTGCCATATTCGTCCGCCTTGCTGGGAACAAAATACCACTTCTGATTGGTATTGATCATTGTGTATCCGGCATTTTGGATCACGTCCGGCGTGTTATATTCGCTGCCATTCCACTGATTCGACCAATAGCATACCTGAACGGTTTTATAAAGATTGCAGGTTGTGCGCTTATTATAGCATACAAAATCATTGAAGCAGCGCGCCACCATGCTTTGGCCTTCAATAACATCAGCGCAATCGTTCATGTAACTGATCAGCTGGTTATATGTGACCTTTGCCACGCTGGACTCAATATAGGGGTTCCGGATTCCCTGTCCATACTCATCCGCGCCAAAGTTGAAATAGTTGCTGTTGCCATATGTTTTAAACCAATCCACATACAGCTTCAGCAATGCCAGACTGAAGTCAATCGCATAGAAATTATTCAGGTCAAGGGATCCATCAGATCCGCTCAGCTTATACTGGGAAAACAGACTGCTGCCGAGAATGCCGTCCATATGGCCGGGCATATTCAGCAGGGGAACGATCTCAACGCCTACTTTATTGGCATAGGTGATGATCGCTTTCATATCAGTCTCTGTCAAAGCGTTTCCATTGGGATCATCATAGAAGTTTTTATTGCCTTCCAAGATGGCTGCTTTTACGTCAGCACTGTTATGCAGTGTGGAGTCCCCGGACTTAATGTCCATCTCGTCCAGCACAAAGCGCAGGCCGCCATTGCCGAAAGCCAGCTCCAGCTGATTGAAGCCGTTTTCGGCCATGGTCTTCAAAACCGCCTTGATATAATCGACGCTGAAATACTTGCGGCCGCAGTCCAGATGGACGATGCGAGATTCAAGCGTTGCGTCCGTCTGGACGGCAACACCGTCGGCGGCAAAGGCCGCAACACCGTCGTCCGCCGCGTCAGCGTCATCCTCCGCGGGCTGGACGTCCGCGTCCTCTTCGCCGTTGTCCGCCTCAGGCTCCTGCACAGGCGCGGCGTCCTGCTGGGTCTGCCCCTCGACAACGGGCGTTTCTGCGCCCATTTCCGCCGCGAATACGGACATGGGCAGCAGACTGACCGTCATGATCAGCGCCAGAAGCAGAGCCAGAAGCTTTTTACTTGTCGTATGCTTTTTTGTCTGGTTCATCATTTTAGCTATACAATCAACATACAACATCTTTTAAGCCTCGTGAAACTACTCAATCCGAGGCGCATACATAGAAATGTTCGTTTATAAGACCGCTGTTTAGATTAACCAACGCTGTTATAAGTGAACATTCAAAAGCTGAATTTATAATGGACAGTTAAACAATTTCAAAGCGAACGCACACTTTGACCCCACAAATAAATAGCGCAAAAAAATAGGGCAGGAACGGAGTAATTTCCGAACCTGCCCTAATTTATTTTCGCACATTTCCTCAACTGAGAATATTCACACCCACAAAATATCCTCGGGTAATTATTTGCCAAACATGACGATTGCACCGATGATACCACTCACAAGCAAAGTGCAGATACAGGTGATAACTGCAACTTTGATAGAGTTCACATTGCTGGCAATCTGCTTGTACGGTTTGTTCTCAGTTTCATTGACCTTTTCCGACAACTTACGCTCGGTTTCCTGCCAAGCTTTCACCTGTGCATCGACTTTACTGTTTGTGTCGTCCACCTTCGTTTCAATGTTGCTGACACGCTGTGCAATAAGCTCAACAGAAGTAGCAATCTTGTAGATGGCTTTCTGCTCGCTTTGGATTTCCTTCAGCTCATTTTCCAGATTATCAATTCTATGCGTATTGGACTTACATCTCTGCTCCGTCTCAATAAGCATAACAGTTTCCTGGTCAGTCATATGAGCACCTCCTGAATAAAGTTACTTCCCCTCTTCCTTCTTGGCAGTAGCCTTATTTGCGGGTGTGGCAGGGTTAATCACCTTGCTCATGTCGCACAGACTATCAATCATTTCGGCAATTGCGTCATAATCAATGTCGTAGTTAATGCCATCTGCGCTCGCCTTGAGCATAGCCAATACCCACTCTTTCCGTTCTGCACCATCCTTGAACTTGGTCTCTGCAGTCTCCATCAGCTTCATAACCTTGTCCAGAACAACACCCCAGTTTCTCTCCTTGACAGCCTGCTTGATGTATTTAACAAGCTGAATGACGAGAGGAATGGCCGCCGCCAGACCAGAGGCGATTGCTGCGATGTACTTCAAAATTTCCATCCAATCCATAACTTAATACCTCCGTATTACCTGTGATTTATGTCAAAACAATTTGTTGACTTCCGCCTGAACCTCAGCCGGGTCATAACCAGCCTGCTTCAACCGGCTTGTCCGGGTGGCGCCGTTGCCCCATGTAGACCAACGGGAGTCAGAACAAGTTCCGCAGAAAATCTCTTTCGCAATCGCAGCGGCAGTCTTCTTAGCGGGTTCGCTCTTTACAGCCGAACCGGAACTGGTGGTAATAAATGCGTCGTAGCCTGCGGCCTTCAGCTTTGCCATCATATTTTCCGCATTCGTCTTATTCGCAAAGGCACCAACCTGAACCTTATAAAGCTTGTCTACCTGCACAATGTAAGTGGAAAATCCTGCGGCTTTCAACTTTGCTGCAAAAGCGTCCGCGTTCGACTTCTTTGAGAAAGCGCCCGTCTGCACCCTGTACAGCGTTTTTGCATCAGTAGTGGTATCTGTCTTACCCGTGTCCACGGAGCCGCCTGAGAGCTTCTGAGTAACTTTAGTAGCGAGGTCTCCCATGCGGGCGTACATCCAATCACCGGGGCAGCTCTTGTTCGCAAACCAACGATGGACGGTCAACACCATTTCGCCAGATTTCGGCGCATAGTTGAGAGTCTTGGTCTTGTCTCCAAACCACAACAGTTTGTTCTTACCGTTGCGCTTACAAATGTCTACGCAAAGCTCAATGAGTTTGTTATAGACCACATCCTTAAAGGCATACGGTGCGGTAGCATCAGACGCACACTCGATAGTGACTGCACGCTGGTCATTCTCGCTGCTGGAAGAACACCAAGACCGGTTCTTTTCCTCTACATACATACCAACTCTGCCGTCCACACCGATACCATAGTTGGAGCTTGCCTGTTTTGTGGTGGGTGCAAAAATATTACCCAGCGTCTCCACACTGCACTGCCCAACTACACAATGTGGTGTGATGCGGTCAATACTGTGAGTGCGCTGCCCAGAATTGTTGGGGCTGAGTTTGGTGTAGGACACCAGTGAACTGTTTGTATAACCCATATTCGTCGTCTCCTTTTCTGTTTCTTGCGGTGTACTTGACACCGTTTTTCCTGCATACTTTTCGTAATACTTCTGACCGTACTCTGCTCGTTTACTCTGAACAGCGGCACCCTGATTGGCCGGACGCTCGAACTTTGTAAGAACGGAGTTGGAAGCCGCAAGCACTGTCTTGGCAGATTTCAAATCGGCAAGGACGCCTTTGTAGCTTTCGCTCAATTCCTTGTACATGAACTCAAGCTGCATATTCAGGTCGCCGATAGACTTCCTCTTGCTTTGCGCAAAGGCAAGCAGTGCTTTCTTTCTGGTGTGATATGTCCACTGCGCCAGACCATAGCCTGCACTGTCCGTGCCGAACTTCGTGTAAGAGCCGCTGTCCACAGCGGCAGTATAGGAAGCATCCGTGTACCCAAGCCGCGTCTCATAAGTGTTCTGGAGATTGTTAGGGCGCAAGCATGACTCTGCGTAGAGATTCCCCATCAGACCGGCGACGCCATATGCGTTTCCAATCTTGCCGAGCAGATAGTCCCAAATCGTTTTCTCGTCTGTGTTAGAAGAGGTGGACTGGGTAGGCGTGGACGCCGGGTTCTCATCAGAGACTGCAGGGTTATAAATAAAGCCAAGGAACTTGTAAGCAGCTCCTTGACCCCAGTTACCATTTCCTTTTGTCCTTGTCTTGTTCCAAAACGGAGTGGAACTTCCCCAACCGCTTTCGGAGGTATATACCTCCGTGTCGCTGACGACCTTCTCAACAATGGCGACATGACCCGCTCCGTCAGAACCGTTCAGCGTAGCACCTTTCTGCCAGACCATACAGGCGCCAAGCTTCGGTGTCTGACCAGTCTTCAATGCAGTACCTTTGTATTGGATGAAGTTCTCAGCGTTTACAGGACGGAGGTACTTACAGTACCCATATCCGCCAATTTCATTGAATCGTCCATAAGCATACCCGACACAGTTGGAAAGAACATCACAGTCCTTGTCTGTGGGGCTTCCCTTGATTGCGTCAGAATAACCACCGTTTGCTTTGGTGATGTAATATTTGTTTCCAGCTTCCGGCTTACCGGTTCGCATCTTAAAAGCCATCGCATATCACCCCTTGTCTATATTCTCAGATGGCACAGTCGTCAGTACTGTAGTTGAATGGCTCAACGGTCGTACCATTGGCAAGAACGACAGGTTCCACACTTTCCGAACCGGCGGCAAGTATGTCGTCCACGGTTCCGTCATCAGTGTTATCTGCCTGCTCTTGTATGTAGCGTTCACGGCGGAACTTCAAATTCTCGCTCTGCCTTTTTGCACAATATGCTTTCATGCAATAAATCGCATAGGTAAGAACCTGCGCAACAATATCGGAAATCAGAACGCCGAGGTATGTCAAATCATGCATCACCCACATGGCGACCATTGCATAAATCAACACGACATTGAAAAGCACAAAAAGGTAAATGGCAAGCAGCTTGCTTGTCTCGATATGCTTGGTGCTGTACTTCTGCTTCTCTGCGCGAAGGGACTGCTTGTACTGCTTCTGGATATTTTCTTTGCGAATCTTAGATAGTTTTACCTGATAGTCATGTTTGGACATCCCCATACGAACCACCTCCTTGTATAAAACTTCGGTTTCATACGCCATAAATGCATTGTGGGAGCCTGCTGGTGTAGCATGGCTCCCACTTTTTATTTCTTACGCATTTCCACCGCTCAGGATTTCTTCTGCTTCCTCAGCTGTAATCCATTTGCCAACGGCATTCATCACCATCTGCCGGTTCCAAAGTCCACGCTCATAATAACCTTTGACTTTTTCAAATCTTGCACTATGCTCATTCATTGGCGTTTTCCTCCTCTTCCGCAGCAACATAGGTCGGGTCATCCACTGTGTCATCGTAGGCAGCTTCACCCTCAATGTCGCCTACGCTCACCGCCTGTGCCTCAGCTTGCTCTTCCATAGGCAAATCATAGCCTGTCATCATGGAAAGGTAGTCCACATTTGCTGCATTCTGCGCGGCAACTTTATCCTGCTGCATCATATATTCACCGCTGGGAATATCCTTGAAATCGACTTCGCCGTTCTCACTGATGAGGTTTCCAGCAAGGTTATAGACGATACCATTGATAGCGACGCCCTGTGCATTTTCATAATCACACAGGCCATAGGCGCCGTTCTCCTGTAGGTAGACCCAGTTCGGCTGCTCAACAAGCGCGAGCAAACTGCCGTTCTTCAGAAACTTTACCATGTCCTGAATCCTCCTTATTCTTGAATAAACTGTTGTAGAAAGCGTCCATCTTCCGCAAAACAAGCGTGCTGTTTCCACGAATCATATGTCCACGCCAGCTCTGATAGGCTGTCTCTACATCTGTGATAGTGAACCTTCCTTCATCTATCCACCTTCGGAATATTCTGAGTTTCTTCCGCATCTTAACCGGTGACTTTCGGTTCATCTTGCGAATGACTGCGCCGGTTTCATTCAGGAAGAACTTCGTTTTCAAGAATTTGACTCCCTTGCGCAGCGGCGCTATCTTTGTCTTCTTCTCGTTCAAAACAAATCCGTATTCCTTGCACTTCTTTCTGATTTCTTCCATGCAGTATTTCAGATATTCTCTGTTCTCATGTATCAGATAGAAGTCATCCATATATCTTCCATAGTATTTGATGTGTAGCTGTTCCTTTATGAAGTGGTCAAGCGGGCTGGCAACCATCAGAGCGTCAATCTGTGACACCTGACTGCCAAGTCCAAAACCAACATCTCCGAAGTCTTCCATGAACTGACAGGCTATACGGCGCACATCATCGTCGTGTATCCTGCGCTCCGCTTCCCTGTAGATAATAGCGTGCGGCGCACTGTTGAAGAAATCGGAAAAATCGCCTGTGAGAACACCGCCAGATTCTACACCTTCGACGCCAAACTTTCGATAGAATCTATGCAGATGTCTGTCCAATCTGTCCATGGCAAAGTCAACGCCTTTGCCTTTCAAGCTTGCGGCGTTATCAAAAACAAATGAGTGAGAAAATACAGGGACAAGTGTATTGTCGCAAAGACATCTCTGCACTACGCGCTCGGAGATATGAACGCTCCGAATATGCCGTAGTTTTCCGCGCTCAATTAGGTCAAAGTCATGGAAGCCACGGCTCCTGAACTCTCTGCGCAACAATGCGTCATGCGTGCTGGCGGTGTTCGTGGTAATGCGGCTCATATAGCTTTGTGTACTGTTCTTCCACATAACCCCTTTGCAGCAGTTCTTGCCTGCCTGATAAAGATGCTCATAGGAAAATACATCTTCATAGCGGCCAAAGCTTTCGCTGTAGGCAATCCTTTTCGCCTGACGAGCCGCCACTCTGCGCTGATATCTGATTTCGTGTCTTTCCTTACTGTTCATACCTCATCCCTTATATACAAGAAAATTGGGTGTGCCGTACAGTCTTATTGTAGGCGGGAGTTCTAACTGCGTAGTCCGCACCATGAAACCGACTATTCCCGTATTCATCGGCCATGCAAGAAGCGTCATCCGGTGCATATCATCGACACACTGTTTCGAGCATATTTGACTATGCTACAGGAACAAGCCTCCCTTCTGCAGAAGTACAAATTTCGCCACGAGGGTTACTTTGATTGACCTATAGACCTACAGAATCCGAAAGCGACGCCATTACTGTTGTTGGCGTTGTTATTGTTGGCGTTGCCGTTGCTGTTGACATTACAGAAATTATTGCTGTTGCCAGAATTAGGAGAACGCTCCCACCAGTTGTTAGCGGAGCCACCACAGCAGCCCAAAAGCCCACAGAACACAACAAGACGAGACTTGACCTTAGAGTAACTTAATCTGCCGGAATACTGTTGTCTTCGTATTCCTTGAATTTTTCCTTGAACCGTTTCCGGTCTGCTTTCTTGACGCCCGTAATAAGGTCGCGTTCCTTCTGGATTAGCCGACCCCATTCAAGCATGGCGTTAGGTAACCACTTAAATTCCGTCTTGAAATTCGGGTTGTCCGAAACGATGTCATACATCAGCTGAAGCTTATCATCTAAGCTATTGAGCAAGCCGAAAGTGTAAGTGAGCTCATCACGCTTTAGCTGCGCTTCATGCAGATTGGTCGGCATCATTGATTCTGCCACACGCACATGGGTGTCAATGTCTTCCACAAGGTTCGCAATTTTCTGAACGACAATATAGGTATATCGTTTTGGGAACTTCACGCAATTCTTGATGGTAAACACCTGTAACTGCCGTGCGTTCTCGACATACTGGATTGCACTTGTACTGCGCTTTGATTTATATACGGACATTCCTTCCTCCTTTTCTTCCGTTTACTTATGCGAATGGGACTCCCACACCTCTAACCGCAAGGGGTGTACCCTTGACACAATGCGGCATACGGGCAGCCGTCTCCCCTGACCGGGGAGAGCGAGCTGCCCTTGTTTGCGCACTGGGCATTCTGCGTCAAAGCGAATGCGGCGGGGTGGAGAGGTTAGACGCAGAAGCCGAAAGCGACGCCAAAACTGTTGGAGGCGTTGTTAAAGTAGGCGCGGCCGTCGCTGTAGACAAAACAGAAAAAACTGCTGTTGCCAGAATAAGGAGAACGCTCCCACCAGGAGACAGCGGAGCCACCTTTGTTCTTCACCTTCGAGTTGCCCGCCTTGTAATAGGCGTACTGCGTTCCTTCGCCGGAGACGGAATAGGTGGTGGAACCAAAGATTTCGATTTCCGCCAGCAGGAAGCAGTTGTCGGAGACTGTTTCTGTACCGCTTGAAGAACCGCCGCCAGTGCCGGAAACTTTATTGACCGGCTTGATGGCCGTCTGCCATGCTGCAGGCATATATCCCTTCATGGTTGCCATCGTCGATGTACGCATAGCACTGCTCTTCCAGCCGCCGCTGTTGGTGCTACTACTGTTCATCTGATAAGTCGTCGCAAACAGGTCATGCATCTGGAATGTGATACCCGCTTTTCCGGTCTTGGTAGCAGAGCCATACGCGGTAGATGTTGTCAGTGCATCATGGTTAAAGCCAATCACATCAAAGGCATAATTCGTACCATTCAAAGAAAGCGTCACCTGGTCGCCAACACTGACCTTACGATGAACGCTGCCGAAATCAATGTACACCGTGGATGTCGCATTTGTGATGCTACTATTGTTAGAGATTGCCTCAGCAAACAGCGTTACATCCGATGCTGCTACGCCAGAAAGACCGGATGTATAATTCACGCCAGAAGTAGCCGCAGTGGAAGCCGTAGGTTTGAAGGATGCAGTCACAGCGCAGGTCTTGCTGGCAGGTGCGGTATGGTTTGTGCCAGCCGCAACACTGATGGTAATAGTCGCATTGCCAGTCGTGTCATTCACGCTGGAAACTGTAACAGTCGTGCCGGAAACGGTCACCTTTGCCACACCCGTATTGTTGGAACTCGCACTGACAACACCGTTACCAGCCCGCGTAACGGTAATCGTTTTTGACCTATTGGAGGCATTCAGCGTAATGGAGGTAGGGCTAATGCTTAAAGAGCCAGTAGCCTTGCCGATTGACCACACAACTGTTTTTGCCGTGGTGCTCCCATCCGACCAACGATAATCCGCAGTAGGAGTAAATGTGGCATTGTAATTACCAGCGTTCGTTCCTGATGTGGTGCCTCCGATGGTAGTCTTGGTAGCACTGTAGTTGCTCCAAGTGGGAGACTGGCTGTTGCCGTTATAGGTCAATGTGCCGCTTTGTGAAGGGATTGCTGAAATGGTAATACGGTTTGCCTTACCGGTAGTCCGCTGAGATGTAGAAGTATTGATGCCACCATCTGTAGTCTCGGGATAGAAACTGATGTAGTATGTCGTTCCGTTTGTCAACCCTGTAATGGACAAAGGCGTGGAAGCGTACTGGTTGCGGGTGGTGACCTTCAGTGTATATGCTGCGCCTTCATCATCCTTGCTCGTTGCATAACTGCCAGCCTTTACCACGATGGTAGTACTCGCCCAGGTAGCCAGTGTAACGCCATCGGATGTGATAGTTGCTGCGGGGTCAGTCCACTTAACGGTCATCTTCCCATTACCGGCCTCTTGGGATGCTGTCATACCGGTTACATTCCAGCTTGAAATACCTGTGACTTGAACAGTGGGAGTTGCATTAAATACATTCTCTTCGCTGTCCGTGTAAGCACCGGCTGTAGTGTAGGGGAAAAACTTATAGTAATAGGTCACGCCGTTGGAAAGACCGCTGTCGCAAAAATACGAAGTCTTGTAGGCATCTCGTGTTTTGCTGTCCAGCACGACCGTGCCGTCCCGGCGGCTCTTGGGGGCAGAGCCAGCCTTACGAACAAGCTGAGTGCCGCCCCATGCTGCAAGTGCAGCGCCTGACACCACAATGTCAGAGGGGTCAGTCCACTTTACATATGTCTTGCCGGAAGCAACAAGCACATTGATATCGGAAACTGCACCAAGCGTCAAGCCACCGCCGGAGCCAGTTCCGCCCGGGAAGTTGGAAATAATAGGCATATAAATTGACCTCCTTTAGCCCAATAAGATAATGAGAACGGGAATATCACACGACGGCGTTTCCCCGTCAGAAGCAATCGTCAAAAAGCCGTCACCCTGGTTGCTGATATAAAGCCCAGCCGCACGGACGGTTTCAATCTGCAGCCCGGTAAGATTCTGCGCCGTACCGATTACGCCGTTTTGCTCGGGCGTCAATCCATCAATGGTAATGGTCTGGGTAGACACCGCACCATCCGTGTTCCACTGATTTGCAAGAAGCGTTGCCGTAATCGCACGGCTGAGAGCCGCCTTCTCGGCAAGGGCATTATCGATTTTTACCATGTTGGAATTATCGCTGCCATTCATCTTCTGCCGCCAGTCAAGGAAGCGGGTCGTACTGTCGTCTTCGAGATAGAGGTTATAGTTTGTTGTGTTCATAAAAGCCTCCTCTCATCAAGACAGCAGAATCACAGTAACGGGAATGTCACATTCTGGCACTGTTCCTTTTGCCGCAACCGTAATGGAGCCCGCGCCTTGCGCACAGACATACAGGCAGGCATCCGCAGCAGCGGTGAACTGCTCGTCAGTAATGCTCTGCGAAATACCAATCACACCATTCTGCTCTGTGCCAAGACCAGCAACGGCCAGTGTCTGCTGTTTGTTTGACCAATTGCTTGCTGTCAATGTCGTATTGATAAATACGCTTGCGTCACACTTCCCTGCAAGCGCATTGTAGATGTCTTCATCATCAAACGGGAGTTGTGAGTAGGTCTTTGTCCCATCGCCAATCTTCCTGCGAACGCTACCGCTGGCCGTATCAACAATGATGATTTCCCCATCCAGAATGACAGGGTTGCTGTTCGTCCAGTTTGCGCTCGTATCTCGTTTGAGTCTGATTCGTGTGTTAAATTCAGCCATATAGGTAGCCTCCTTTTAAGCAAAATCCCCGCCGTGCATGACACACGACGGGGTTGCTCTTATTTTATCGGGTCTCAGATGTTCAAAGTGGCGCTGCCGCAGTTGAAGATGATATAACCGGAAGCCTGCTTCAACTCGGTAATGTCATGCTCATGGTTGCCAGCGGCCTTGCTGTCCCAGTCAGAAACCTTTGCAGCAGTGATGCCATCGAGAACGGTTTTATTGGCGTGTTCGTGCTGCTTCTCAACAGCACCATCCCACGCATCGACCTTCGCCTGAGAGATACCGTCGAGGATGGTCTTGTTGGAATGCTCATGCTGCTTCTCGACAGCGCCATCCCACTTGGCCTTGTCGCCGGTGGCAATCTTGTCCAGTTCGGTCTTATTCATATGGGTGTGCGCCTTGCCAATGGCGGTCTGCACATCAGCGTGAAGCTGAGACAGAGTCACGGAGCCTTCTGTCAGAGTAGCGGTCACCTTATGGTCAGCGCTGACATCAATCACAATCTGGTCGCCCACTTTGGAACCAGAAGTGACATACTCAATCAGGCTGTCAACATTGATGTAGATGTCATCCTCGGTCGCATTGGCAAGAACCAGATGCAGGTAGGTGCCAGCCTCGCCCCATGCGCCAGCCGCATCCTTGGTCTCCACAGTGCCGGACTTCACGACCATATCCTTCGGAATGTCGATGTTTACATCCAGACTGGTTGCAGTCTGCTTGATGTTGTAACGCTTTGCGACGCCTTCGGGTGTGGAAGCAGTCACAGTCACGGTGTAGTCGGTCTGCGCAGGAATAGCACCGACCTTCTCATCCACATAGCCCACAACGGTAGTGGCAGTCGCACCGGCGGGCAGAGAACCAACCAGTTCTTCCAGTGCATCCACATCTGCCTGAGCGTCCGTACCGGCCTTCTTGGCCGCAGCAATGGCATCGTCCTTACCGTCGGCATAGGTCTTGGCAGACTGCAGCGCCGTACTCGCCGCACCGGCAGCATCGAAAGCGCCCTCATCCTTATAAGCAGCGGTGCCCAGACCATGCACCTTCACATCGGCACCGTTGAACTTAACAGTACCGTTAGCGCCACCCTCAACCAGCGTGTAAACAGTCTCATCGGGGATGGTGATAGTGCTCGCCAGAGACCATGTAGCGCTGCCCTTTGCCTGAGAATACAGGTGGAATTTGCGGGCATTGTCCGCATCGACTTCCAGCTTGTACTGGGTGTCAGTGTCCTGAATCTCGCCGGAGATGTAGTCAGACAAGCCGGTAATCTCATTGGCGGAATAAGTCGGCTTATTCTCAGCCTTTGCCCAGTCGTACACATCGGCAGCCAGACCGGCGGCGAACTGCAGCTGGCTGAACTTAGAGGAACCGTCACCAGCCTTAAACAGGATGGCAGGCTCCTTTGCCACAGCGCCGGTAGCAGCAGGTACGACGACAACCGCAAGCTCACCTGCCAGCAACACAGGGTCTTTTTCGACCCAGTTGGCATAGGTATCATACTTCAGGGAAATACGAGTATTGAAAGTAGTTGTAGCCATATATATCATTCACCCTTCTTTATTGTTTTAGAGATAGGGCGGGAGCGTATAACTCCCGCCCTTAACGATGTGCTTGATTACACAGAAGCGTTGCCGCCGTCGAGAATCAGTGTATCGCCCTCGGACTGCACCAGCTTACTCATGTTCAAGCTGTTGACCTCCATGCTGCCATCTTCCGCAACAGCGACCTTATTCTCCTCAGCGGAGCTGGTAACAACGCCTGCAGTCGCACCTGCGACCGGGATGTTGACAGCCTTTTCAGAAATGTCCAGAGCAGCACCGTTCAGCTTGACGATTTCAATCAGGTTCTGGTTTGCACCAGCCTCCACACCGTCGAGCTTGGCCTTCGCTTCATCGGTGAAGTCATTGGTGCTCAGCCCCTTGCCCTCGACCTTATCGACCTTGCCCGCCAGCGCATCCGGCAGACCGGTGACCTTGCTCTGCGCAATGGCTTCGAGAGTAAGCTTGCCCTCCTGAGAAACGGCGAACTCGTCAGAAACACTCTTGACGAAATTCGCTTCTGCGTCATCAGGGAGAGCAACCAGCTTCTCTTTCAGCGCAGTCGTAAAGTCCTCAGTGGAAAGACCCTTGCCATCCACCTTGTCAACCTTGTTGGCAATGGCAGTGGCAATCGCCTCGTTCATCTGCTCGGTGGTGGAGTAGTCATCAAGATTGACGCTCACATCGTCCAGACGAACGACTTCATTTTCCACTTTGGCATAGATGTCATAGAAGCCGGTGTCAGCGTTCATCACAAGATAGAGAACATTATCCTGCGCTTCAGCCGCTGTGGGAACAGCACTGACTTTCTTGAAACTGGCGTGGCCGGTAGCGGCGATGGCCGTCTGGATTGCCTCTGCGATTGCGGTGGCGGTCATAGCGTCCGTGATGCCGTAACCTTCCAGCGTGGTGGCCTTGTCGGCCTTACCGGTCTGAAGATTCTGAATGTCCTGCGTATGGCCTGCAACCGTGTCAGCCAACCCGGAAACGGTGCTGGTGTCAGGCGTGTACCATTCCAGCGCAGTGCCTGCCGCATTGATGCGGGGCTGCTGACCGGCTGTAGCAGAGTTGAAACCCTTCAGCGTGACCTTGCCATCAACAATTTCGATGGACTTGTCATCGCCCAGCACAACGGTACCGACAGCTTTCAGCGTCTTATCCGGTTGGATGATATACAGGTCTGCGGCAGAATCTGTCACAACGCAGACATTCTCACCATAAAAATAAACGCCGTCCGAACTGCCGACTTCAACAGCGGCAGCGGCGGCAGCCTGAGCAGCACTCAGGGTAGAGAAGTAATACCGTGCGTCCAGAGGGAACGCAGTCTGCGGATTAAATGAAACCGCAAAATTCAGTTTACCGAAATCAGCCATTATGCGTCACCTCCATGTTAAATTGTGACCTTGTAGGTGTTGGCGGTATCATTGGCGTTTGCCATATCCATCACATACACCTTGTAGTCAATCGCCTGATAGCCATTCGCACCCTCGACAGAGACAACGCTCTTGGTGAAAGCGGTCTTGACTTCGGCATTCATGCCGTTCACATCCTGCACAGAGCTGACATCACGCAGCGTGGCGGGATAAGCAAACACAACGCGGATTGCACCGACAGGAATCGCAAGGTTGAAGCTGTTGCCAGCCGCCAGAGCCTTACCGCTCTTGCCGCTCAGACCACGAACCAGCGCGGAGTTCACCTCACCGTCCTTCGCCTCCAGCGTACCGTAGAAGCTATTGCGATAACCGGTGATTTTGCCCGTTGCCTTGCTCTTGTTACCGGCGGCAATCTTACCGGCTGCATACGCATTACCGAGGTTCGTCACAGGAACAGCGCCCTCACCGTGAGTCGCCGTAGCGGTAATCGCATAGCTGGTAGCATCACCAACCGTCAGCTCATCGAAGGAACCGGATGCAGTATCCTTGGTGGCAGCGCCATCCGTTACGCTCCATGCGGTAGCAGTGATGCCGGTTGCGGGGCCGTATGTATAGCTACCTGCACTCAAAGAGGCAGTGTATGCGGGAGTTACTTTGGAACCAACCTCATACGCAGCAATCTGCTTGCAGGTAATCGTCACGGCAGGCTGGGTAGCGGTAGGGTTCTTTTCCTTCGCCAGAATAGAAGCCAGCACATCCTTGACATTCTTACCGGAGGCGGCAATCGTACCAGAGCCGGAGCTGGGTACGGTCAGAACACCGATAGCTGCGGTGTAGGTCAGGTCGTCGGCGAAGTACACATTCTCTGCGCTATAGTTGCCATCCATAGCAGCCCACACGCTGCCATCATAGACATAGGCAGTATAGGAATACTTGCCACCGGCAATCAGCGCCTTGACGACGAAGATATCGTCCTTCTGAGCCTCGGCACCAGCGGCTGTCAACACGCGACTGATAACATCGGTGTCGCTCTCGCCGTCACCCTTTACGCCCTCATAATGTGCGGCCTGTCCGCCGCTGATTTCCTTCAGATTCTCATAGCTGGTGACGCCATCGCCAATCTTGAGCGTGCCCAGTTCCAGGTCAAAACAGGGCTCGCCTGCGGCAGGCACAACATCTTTGTTGGTCAGCCAATTCGCCGTGGTGTCACGCCGAACCTGAATCTTGGTCTTCATTGTTTTGTTAGGCATAACTATCCTCCTTCAAATTATTTTGCAGAATGGTCTTATTCAGTACCCTGTGCCGTTCCGCCGTCAATGGTTTTAATATCCTCAACGCTGATTTCACCGGAACCAACAGGGGTTAATGCACCTTCGTCAGAAACAATGTAAGGCACCCAGTCAGAGCCGTTATGCACAGAAATAATATGTCCCACGCAGTCGTAAGTCTTTACCCATGCCTGCGCCTCGCTAATGGTCTCGAACTGTTTACGCTCTGAGATGCGTTTCATCTTTCCGGCAGCGTCATAGAAATACAGTTCAGATTCCTCTGCGTCATTTGTGATAATCAAACTATCCTTTGGTATCACACCCGCAGCAATCGCATCAGTAATCTTTGACCGCTTGCCGTATGCAACTCTCACACCCATCTCATCTCACCTCCCATTAGCCAAAATAAATGACCGCATCTGCATCTGCCGACGGGTCGCTGTCTTCCTCTCCGAAATGAATTGTCTCGTCATCATTGACCATCTCGCTCATATCGATGGGGTCGCCGACCGGCTTGCCGTTAGAAGACATCTGCAAGACCTTCTTTTCGGAATCGTAAACAAGGTTGTCGCCCTTTTTCTCCATTTCCACACGGATGGTCTCCACGCCGCTTTCTGTCATTTCCGTCTGTTTCTGCAAGGCGTAGATAGCGGAAAGCTGATGGTCGCAGATATAGTCGTCCATGTTTTTAGAATCTTCCACATACAGCAGGCATTCACTGCTCTTGGCAATTGTCGGGTTAGAGGGAGTTCCGGAAAAAATCTGCAGCCATGTGCATACCTCACCCGGATACTTGCTCAACCGGCAGGACACAGGAAAGACATACTGGTAATAGGTTTCTTTGTACTTTTCATCCGTTCGTTCCAACCGAACAATATCAGCCACACCGTCCGCACGAATGTAGCTCAAATACGGAGTGGCAGTCAGCATATCCGCTTCACCAACCTGCAGTGGAATCAGATAGGTGATTTTCTGATTCAGATTGTCACCCCGGTAAATCGGCTCATTCACTGTCATAACGAGATTCATACTCTCGTCCAGTTTGATATAAATCACTCATATCACCTCCATTGCTATAGAATGACAAAGTCAACTTCGTCCAGCGTCATGTCGTCATACTCTGAAAGCTCGTCTGCATCCATTTCGGCAAGCAACCTATGACGCTTCAAAATAGTGCTTGCATTCACGGTAAGGTAAACCGTACTTCCTTCTGTGCCAACAAACTGCCTAATGGACTCTGTAACATCCGCCAGAATACGAAGGTTGTTTTCTGCGATTTCGTATTTCTGCATATGCTCACCGGACACTTTTGCACCAAAGGCCATACCGCCATACGCTCGGCCAAAGGAGAAGTGCAGCTCTGTACCAAGAACAAGGGCGGCGATTTCCATGGCCGTACTGGCTGCGCTCGTTATACGGTAGCAAAGGTTTACCATTTTTGCTCCCAGTACCATCGGCGCATCCACCTTGAGGTAATCAACTGCCTGCGTTCCAGATACAGCCGCATCCAGTATGACACGATCTCTTGGGGACATCAGTCCCCATTTCAAAGTGTCACGAACACCGCCGTCAAACGCAATGGTGGTCTGTCCATAGCCAAGAGACTTGGCAATATTCGCAAGAAGCGGAGCCGCATTCAAAACCATGCGGCTTTCCGCCTCTGCGAACATCGTTTCCAAAGCAGGAATATCTTCAACGGCCAGTTCCACAACACTGGATTCCGGGTTCATAGTGTAGAGCGTTTGAAACGCTGCGCTGGCATCGATTGTCGTGCCCCAGTTCAGTCTCTCATAGCAGGTCTTAATCATCTTGTCGATGTGTGAGACCAACTCAGAGCCGAGCTGCATTGCTACAAACTTTTGTAAGGTATAGCTTTCAAGGCAGCTTTCCAGAATAATACGGTTGGTAGCCGTGAGACCGTCACGATATGGAAGGGAGTAGACGATAAGGTCACATTCTGTGATGCGCCTTTTCAGATAAATATCAAACTCCTTTGCCATATTGCATCAGCTCCTTGTCACGCAGGATTCTGGGCAGACAGGCTCAAATATCCTTCCTTAATGGTCATGATAGTCGCTGCCTCAACGCTTCTGGGCGTAGACAACACGCCGTACATCAGAAGGTTGCCGCTGCCGACAGTGTCGGAATCGTAGATTACGAAATGAGTAATAGTGCCCCAGCCTGCAGTACTCTCGTTGAAGTTGATTGCCTGCGTGTTGGTCACAACACCAGATGCAGGTTCGCTCAGAGTAGTCAGCTGCACTCTGGCATAACCGGCAGAGGTAGAAGGCTCATTCACATTTGTGCCGTTGACATTAGGCGCAGAAGTGCTCAGGCCAATGTAGTAGTTACCGGGAATCTCAGGGGTCGTTTTGGTTCCGAAAAGATTGCCCGCTGCCAGGTTTAAGAAGTAAGTTGTATTCATAACTGGTTATCCTCCTGTTTTCTGATTAAGAACAAAGATTATTTTCGTGCAAAGTCCTTGTTGATATTGTTATGAATGTAGATAACGCCCTGCTGGGGAATATCCACATTGTTGTCAATATCCTTAATCGTGATTTGGTACACAAACTTTCCAAACAAATCAACGGTGTCATCCGGTTCAAGTGATACGAACAGGATATTGTAAAAGGTCTCCGCCTCGTCCATACGAACGGCCATAGTCTTTGAGACCACGGGCGCACCGTTCTTGTTCACAAAGTTGACAATAGAAAAGTTTGCCGTACAACCCGTCAATCCAAACGGCTTCGGATTGGTCTTACCATAATACACATGAAACACCAAGTCCTCAGAAGAGCCGCCGACAAAGTCAAGCTCCGGCAAACTGTAAACATTGTTAATCATCATTACCCTCCAATGTTCACAGGGAACTCACAAATGAATTTCACCTCGGCATTTCCGGTTATCTTCAACAGGTTATCGCCCTTGACGAGCCGCATGAACTTCATGTTGAAGTATGGATACAGGTTCAAATCCAAGCTGTTTGTGATGACCTGATTTTTGTTGTCTACATATATGGTCAAAGAGCGGCCTCCCGGCAGCCCTTTGAATTGAAATGTTCGGTTGTTGTCCGAGAGATTCTGGATGGAGATGTTGTCTCCACCATACATGGTTATCTCCAGCTTCGGCCTATAGAAGCCGTTGTAGCTGCTCCGGTTAAACAGGCGAACCTGTGACTGACCGCTGACCGCATAGGTGTACTCGTCCGGTAGAGTATAGGCGAACGGAGAATCGCAGCTTACCTTGCATGAAAAAGCCCACGGCAAATCGCCGTAGGTTATCAGCTTCAGTTCTGAAATTGTACACTTATACCGAAACGGTTCCATATCATCCTGCACAATCACAAGCCATTTTCTTGTACTGTGCCCAGTGAGCCATGCGGCAATCACCTCGACTTCAAACCTGTCCAGATTTGCGTTTGCATCAAGAGACTCCATGTTCGCCCCGAAAACCAGCGTATATTCCAACGACTGATTCTGCACTAACCCATAGGTAAGCGCATCGTATCTTCCCGGAATCCTATCCTCAACGACTTCTCCGTTCTGGAAATTCACATCGTCCTGTCCGCTTGAACCGAAGTGGTAAACCATGAGTCCGAACTCGGAGCAGGGAATATCATCAAAAATGAACTCGGTTCCCCAAAACGCCATAGTCCACCTCCTTGCGATTATGTAAAGTCAACAAAGCCCTCCAAATTGAAAATGTCCGCAGGCGAAAGCGTTTGCTCACCCAGGTCTTTTTCGTCCAGCTTAACAACCTCGATTGCAATGTCCACTTCCATATTGCACAGCTCATTCAGCTTTGCTTTGAATGCGGTGCAGTCGCTGGGAGTCAGGAATGTGATATTCCCGTCCTCATTCAGCGTTCCGTGGAACTCGTCCAGATACTTGCGCTCCTCCGTGAGCGCAAACTGATAGGCACTGTCAGCTGCCTGAACCAGCTTATATACCGCATACGCCTTTTTAACAGGCAACTTGAAGTTGTTCAGTTTCATCAGAGACTCATAGGCTCTGTTAATCTTTTCTTGAATCATACTCTTTTCCTTTCTTACACACTGAGACAAATCAGCCAAGTTTGGCAAGATATTCTTCAGCATCCTCAATATAAACGCCTTTTGCCAACCCCTGTTTAATGATGTCTCTGTCAGTACGGTCTAACTTTTGCTTCAATATGTCTGGCGTAAAACAAGGCATCCCCACCTCTCCGCCAGACTCGATATAACGCATATGGGAATCCCACAGTAGCTGTGTGCTACTGCGCACTTCCTTAATTAAATCGGCTGCTTTCATAATCGCTCTCCTTAATTGTTTGAATATCCAACAACAATGCCTTTGACAACATACAATAACCACTGGTCAATCGTATTGTTCATGTACGGAATTGAGTCAGAGATACCAGTATATGTAGCCCAGCCTCGTGTGCGGCAATACCCATAAATGGACATATCTCTTACATAGCCCAATGACACTTGCCCGGAAGAATTGACACTAAAACTCCCGATGCTGATGGAACATCCAGATAAGGCGCCGCCTCTGATTCTATTTGCGGAAAGCGTGCCCGTTGTAATCTTATCTGCAGACAGGTTCGGAATACGCACCGGGTCAAAAGTACCGGAAGTAATCTTGCTGCAATTAAGCTCCGGGATTCTCTGCGTGTTAAACTGACCAGAGGTAATTTGGCTCGCAGGCAGTCCCGATATTTGGCTTGCCGTCAGCTTGCCAACAGTAATGCTATCTGCCCGAAGGTTGGTAACAGTAACATTGGTACAATTCAGCGTGCCAGAAGTGATATTGCTTGCGCTCAGATTCGTCACCTTGATGACATTACCGTTGATAGTGCCCGATGTAATATTACTGGCGTTCAGATTCTTGATGGTCACATCGGTCGCATCAATCGTACCGCCGCTGATTCTATCGGCTGACATAGTGCCTGCCGTAATCTTGCTGGCATTGATACTGACAATATTTGCATTACTGACCTGCAGCGTTCCATTGGAGATTTCACAGCCTCCAATAATACCACTGGTTGCCTCAACCTTGCCAGAAATGCTCACATTGTTTGCAAGCAGGTAGCCGTTCTTATTGGCGCGGATATAGTTACTTGCCGTTCCAAGAGAAATGCCGTCCGTTCCGATATAAATACCGGAAGCGGTGCTTGAAAATGAAGGCTTCCCATTGTACATCGCATCACTGATAATAGTCCAACCCTGTGATGGCTGGCCGATGTAACCACTCAACGCAGTAACCTCACCACTAAAAGAACCAGCTGTAGCATAGATAGTGCCTTTCAGTGTCAGGTTCCCGTTGGTGTCTGCATAGAAAAGCTTCTTGCTGTCATCTACAACGCCCTGATTGTTGATAAGCGGATACTTACCAATCATCAGGCCATGCATCGGGTCTAAGAGAATATGCGAGTTGCTCTTCTCGTTGGTAATGCTGAAGTTACTGTTGTGCAGCACACACCCCTCGGCATCTACCTTAAACACCGATACGCCGCCGTCCTGCTTTGCACTCTCGATAACAAGGTTGCTGCCAGCGAGCAGGGTGCCAACAATGTTGGGGGCGACGATGCCCCAGCAATCTCCGAGGTTCTCATCATAGAAGTTACCGATAGCCAGTTCTGCCGTTGACCAGTTGTTGCTGGTCATCAGAATGCTGTTGTTGTTCAGCCACACCTGCTTCGGTTCGTACTCTGTGTGTGCCTCATCGCTCCATTTGCGCAGTCGAATGCCGGAATCGCCCCACGAAATAGCCTGCTCCTTAGAAGACATGATGGCGTTCTTGGATACATCCAGTGCCGTCTTCATAAAATCTTTGACCTTTGTAGAGGCACCGCTGTCCATGAACGCAGAATAGGTGTATTTGTTCAGGTCTACGCTCTTGCCCATTGAGACGCTTTGCTCCAACAAATCAGCCAACAAAAATGAACTATCACCAGAAGTATAGGTGTCGCTGAACTCCAGCGTCAGGTCGTTAGGGGAATCAAAGTTTACCTTCACACCTACGCAGATAGGCGCCAGCGTTTCATCTTCGCTGATACCGACATAGAGCTTTTCACCGTGGCGCAGCTTATTCTTAAACTTCACGAAATCATCAAGGCATAAGAAGTTTGCTCCCGTCACGCCGAATGTGTAGGATGGCTGCGATATTTTGGTTAGAATCTCGTTGCCATATTCAAACAAATCCCATGCGACAGCACGCTTTTCATACTCGCTGGTGTTCAGTGTGAAGTATAGATACCCCTCACTGACCGTAATATCCAGCTTCGAGCCGACCAATAGGTCTGGGATTTCGGTGTCCGCTTTCACATCATGTGCAACGAAAGACACAGTCCCCGTCAAAGAGATGCACCCCTTTGGAAAAGACCGGTTGCCAGTTGTGCCTGCACCGAGATACGCCGTCATCACAAAACTGTTGTTTGGCGCTTTTTCAAATGCCGCACTGATAACCTCTGCGTCAATAAAGTCGGCTTTGATTCTGCCGCCCTTGACATCATAGATTTCCTTATTGCGTGTATTGGTTACATAAGTAATGTTGGCGTTGCTAACACCAATCAACTTGTCGGCAATATGGTTGCCTGTGTCCTCGTCGGTATAGGAACCAGTTGTTTGTGCGACAAAGCTGCTCTCTGATACGGCATCATCCTTCAAGTATCGGTCAAGCTGCAAATACTCTTCCTGCGTGAAGTAGGATTTGAAATTGGCCGCTTTGTTTATCGTGACCAGTTCACTGTATATGGATGCGGCCTGCGCTTCGATGCTTTTGATTTCCTCGTTCTTGGCGTTAATTTCAGCTTGCTTTGCGGCAATTCTGGTGTTTACATCATCCAATTTGCTTTGTGGAACAAGGTCGCGTGCAATACCCTGGATGATGATTGCCTGTTCATTTTCCAAAATCGTCCGTTCGCTTTCCAACTCAACCAACGCCGTCTGTTCTGTGGTTTTACGCATAATTTGCAGAACATATTCCACAGACAGATTGTAGTAAGGGAGCTGATAGTTTGCGTAGCTTTCTTTCCACGCATAGTATTTATCAATCAATGCCTGATTAAAGTTGTCGGCATTCATGAAGTAATCCAGATTGATAATTTGATTGGTTCCGCTGGGGTTCACATCACGAATGTTTACGCCGTCGGCACCGTTGACATCCAACCGGGTGACGATGCTCTCCGTATTCTCTTCGACCGTAATCTCTTTTGCAAGATTGGCGTTAGAGATGTAAATTGGATTGGTCGGAACCGCAGAAGAAGCATCCTTAACATTGATTCTGCGATGATAGGTATCAAAGTCAAAAATGCAGTTATATGAAGTCTGTATCGTACCCTTGATAAAGTTATAAAGGTTTTCGTCAGAAACTTCAAAGGTACGATATTTTCCAACAAGATTGTTGTCAATACTCCCGACACTCCACGATGGCATCAGCTCAAGGATAATACCGAGCAGAGTACTGTCCGGTGTAACAGGGTTCCAAAAATTATAGGTGGCGTTTGCCAGTGAAAGCTTTTTGAAAGTAAATTCGTACTCAAGGGAATACCCCTTGCACGCCTTTATCTTCTTCACGCCATCGCCGGTCTCTTTGGGATTCACAAGGATAAACTGGCCGATATTCTGCAGTTCAACAATGCGCATACCAATGACCGCATCATAGTACGGGGTTGGTTCGCCATCCACCTGTGCCGGAAGATTAAACTCAATCACAGAGGCTTCATCATATTTAATATCAGCAGTGATATTCATGGCATAGCCCAGCACGCCAATCGGTACATCGGTCGTATTTTTAAGAATCAGCATTGGCGGTTCCCGCAGGTCTATCTTTGAGAAATCAACTACCATACTTTGAGAAAACCTCCTTTCTGAAATAGGGGAGATACAGTTGCCCGTATCTCCCCGTTGGGTTACTTATGGTTTCAGCCTTGAGCCTCGCGTACTGTTGATGCCGCGCCGCTCAAATGCGCTGTAAAGTTTGTCAATTGCCACATCGGCAATCCGTTCGCCATAGGCTTTTGCGTCCGTGTCGGCCATTTCACCACTATGGGTAATGTTGACCTCGAAGTGCGGTTCAAACACGAGACTCTGTGCGGCACTGCCGATAATGTCTTGCGTCAATCCACTCATGGTGTCTCTGATGCTTGATGACGGAGCCGAGATTGTCGGTAGCGTACCGATAACCACGCCAAGGCGCTTTGACAGTTCCGCCTGGAAATCGATGATACGATACAGGCTCTTCTGCTTAGCATCATTCAGCACGACTTCGCCTTTTTGCAAAATAGCAAGAGCTTCATCCTTGCTGAGGTTTGCTTCATCAACAACGCCGCCATCATGGTATTTGGGGACATTGCTTACCACGGTGCCAACGCCGCTTACGCCGCTCACTGCATCGCTGTATTGTCTTACAGCTTCCGCAGCCCGTATCCATGCAGAAGAAATCTCCGCATCGATAGATGCGCCAACAGATACGCTCTGCCCAAGAAGTGTCTGGTAAAATGCCGTCCAGAGTTCTTCGGAAGAATTGACGGTACTTCTGAGCAGCTCTAATTCCGCCTCTTTATCAGACTCGTAGTCTTCGCCCATCTTGTCCAAGGCATTGGTCTGAGCCTCGACAGAGTGGTCTCTCTGTGTGTCTGCAAGGTCTTTCTGCTTTTCCTCCAGCTCCTGCATTAGCGTATTCCGCTCTGCCTGTGCGCTTCTGCTATCATCCAGAGCAAGCTGGTCGATTCTGGCCTGCAGGTCTGCTATCTCTTTGACCTTATCGGCAATATCAGCTTCATAGTCGAACTCGTCCTTAGCGGACTCAATCATCTCTTTTCTCAGGTCTATAATCTTTTGATAGGCATCTATCTGTTTCTTATAGACCTCCTCGATGTAGTCGATGATATTGTTCTTCGTCTCCTGAACCTGATAACCCAAATCCTCGATGGAGCCCGCAGCATCGATGTTGTCATCGTTGAGCTGTTCCGTCACATCTATCAGGTCTTCCGTTTCCTTACGGAGGGCATTTGTCGCTTCCTGCAGCGTATCGTACTCTCCGGCAGACGATGCCGTAAGCTCATTCAGATGTTCAAGGTTCTTAATGTACAGCTCATTTGTTTCGCTGTTATACTCAACCTCAAACCCAAGCGCCCGAAGAGCACCGACATTGGATGCGATGGTGCTCTTTTTCAGCTCCATCAAATCTTTTTCGGCGGCCATCTCTTCTTTATAGGCATCAATCAAATCGCTGGACAGCTTAATTTTCTCAGCCGGGTCTTCTGCATACTTCAGCTTTTTCGCCAGAGAGTTTGCCCGTTCCTGTGCGGCCTGTAGCCGCTTCTCAGCTTCGTAATAGGCATCGATGTCAGCGATATATTCTTCGACTGTTTTAATCTTGTCTTTGGTATCACTGTCACCATCAGAGCTGCCTCCACTGCTGCTGTCGCTTCTGCTACCATAAGAACTACCAGCAGAACCATAAATACTCGTCAGGTCAAGCCCGCGCAACGCCTCAAGGTTTTTGTAGGCGTTGACCGTCCGCTGCTTGAAATCCTCCAATGCAGCAATACGCTGTGCAGACGCCTGTTCCTGCTTTGAAATCCAGTTGTCCAGTGTATCTGTGCCGACATAGGTATTTGCACCGTCGAAAGTGACGGTGACATCTCCGGCATCAATCGAAGTGCCGCCTACCGCACCGGATACTGCTGACTGGAAATAGTGAGAGATGCCCTGCCAGTTACCAGTCGTAGCGTCCTTAACAGCCTGACTCAGTGCGCCCCAGACGCTGGAAGCAATATTGCGAATCTTGCTAAACAGGCTGGTACCGTAGTTGTTGGTCGCTTCAAGCGACTTGGAGAAGCCCTGCGTATGTGCGCTCTTAATGGTATTGGCATACGGTTCCCAGATGTTCTCCGTTGCCTGCTGGCCATATTCAACCTCTGCGCCCAACTTCTTGTTCAGTGCTTCTTCGTTTACGGTCAGTTCGCCATTCTTCTCGGCCACATAGTTTCTGCCCTGCAGGTCATTCAGCTCATTCATCTTTTGAAGGAGAGCTTCCTCCTGCTGAACCTGACCATTGACGCTCAGGTTCTTTATGTCGGCAATTATGTTAGCCTTTTCGGTTTCCAGAGCGAGCTGGTCATTGATGACCTGCTCGGTTGCTTTCAGCTCAGCAATCTTGGTATCCAGCTGCGCATCATACTCTGCCTCGTTCATCTCAAGAACGCTGTTCAGCAACTGTCTCTGACCATCGATAGACCCATCAACAAACAGGTCTGCCTGCTCCAGAAGCTTGGGGTACTGCAAAGCAAGGTTGGCAAGCTGCTGCTTTGTCATGGCAGTACCGGAGTTCAGTCTGTCCATCGCAGAGATAATGCTGTCAAGGCCATCCTTCGCACTATCCAAACCAGATATCATGTCGGAGAAATCGAGGGTGTTCACCATATCGGCGTTGGCATATTTCAGCCATTCGATTTTCTCCTGCAATTCCTCGAAGGTCATGGAGCCTTCTTCGGAGATAATGTTATAAGCGATTTCCAGCTCCTGTGCAGACATTTCGCCTAACAGCGCATCATACTTGCCGCCAACGCCGCCAATAGCTTCTTTGACAGCGGCAAGCTGCCGCTCGACGGTATCTGTTTCCAATGAGAGCTTGAGGTATTTGATGGTGTCATCATCAAACCCAGCTGCTTCAAGGTCGCTGATAATCGCATTGACAGTTTCCTGGAATTCATCGACATTGATGTCACCGGCATCGAACAGCCCCTTCAGGTCGAACAAACCGGACATTGCATTCTGTACTTCCGGTGTCAACTTGTCGATGAAGTCGTTTATCTGAACCTTAATATCGGTAATAGCATCTTCATCGGGGACAATCTTTCCCCAGAAGTTTTTCTTTGTGACATCATCAACACCAAAGCGGTCGATGAAATTGGAAACAATATTTTGTGCCTCTGTGCTTAAATCGTCATAAGCGGCATTGTTCTGCGCAACAAGCTTCAGCTGGTCAGCAACATCCTGATTAGCCTTTTCAAGCCCATCTCGCGCTTCGCCATAACGAACGGCAGCGTTCTTTGTCTTTTCAACAGCAGCTTCAAAATCAGAGAGAGACTCGAAGCCCACTTCCGTATAGTCGATAGAGGCCGCAATCTTTCCGATATTGTGAGAGACCTGGTCTGCATAGTCATCCCAGAAATCGCCCCACTGGTAATAGCCGTACTCGTTTGTGTACTTCTCCAGCTCCTTGCCAATATCGGTTACGCCCAGAGCCTTCATAATCTGCTCAGACAAATACCGGCTCTTATTGTCTCCGGAGTTTCCAACGAACTCGGGCGTCACATCTCTGTCATTGACACGGAACATCCGCCACATATTGTTGGACAAATCCGTATCTGTGGTCAGAATGTCGCCGTTTTTCAGCTTGTCATAAGATGCTGCATACCCCTTGATAACCTCAGAAAGCTTTTCTGTGGTTGTCATCTGCCGGAGTTCGCTCTTATACTGCTGCTCCTGCAGCTCAATGGCACGCTCAATCAGTTCGTTCTTGTCCGCAAGATAACCATTTTCAATGCTATACCCCTCTGACAAAGCAGGAGAGATATCCACAATCGTCTGAACGATTTGCTTGTATCGGTCATACTCATCGGCAGTCAACGAAATATTTTCGCCGTAACGGGAAACACCAACTGAGAGTGTCTCAAACTCTTCCTTCAGCGACTGCAGTTTGTCGATGTTATCAGAGTTTGTCTGGCGGAACTCATTGAACGCATTGGTCAGTTCGTTCGCTTTTTCAATCGCTTCATCGCTGGCGTTAATCAGATGTGTAATACCTGTGATGATTCCCTGAATCACCAATCCAATTCCCAACGAGATGAGCATATTGATGGCTGTGTTAAGCGCAGTGACGCCAATCGCCGCTGCTTTTGAACTTGCTCCAAACGCCTTCGTCTCCACACCAGCCTGTTTGCAGTATGCCTTGTAGCCAGACATGGAGGCTTTGCCGCCGTTCAGCGACTTCAGATACCCCGACAGAGCATCGTCAGTGCCATCAAGATTCTTGATAAACGCTTCTTGTACCTGTATGGAAGAACCCAAAGCCTTATTGTATTCGGCTATACTTTTAACGGAAGCAGTCCAGTCTGCAGCGCCGCCAGAAAGCCCCACCTTTCCATCGACAACATCAAAGATTCCAAGGTTCTTCCCTTTGGCACCGCTATACGCAGTTACAGCTGCGGTGATTGTGGAAATCAAAGCAGGGAATGAGCCCAGCTTATCGATGATTGCGGTCAGCGTTTCAAGAATGGCTGTGCCGCCATCTACAACGCCTTTAACAAGCCCGGAGCTTACAAAGGAGGCGGAGAGCTTTTCAAAGGCTGCCTGGAACTGAGCAATTTTGCCATTGATAGAGTCGAGATACTTCTCGTTTTCATTGAGGGCAGAACCGGCAGAGTCCACAGCTACTTTAAGAACAGCTTCTGCATCTGCGAAGTTGTTCAGCAGCGAAGCCACCACATTGCTGTTTCGCTTGCCGCCAATCATCTCCATGATGTTGGCTTTGGTAATATCAGTAAGGTCTCCCCAAACCTCGGAGAGTTCCTTCAAAATCTGATAGGTGCTTTTGAAAGTATCTTCATCCAGCTGGATATCGACTCGCCCGCTGGTCAGCGCAAGGATTTCTTTTCTCAGCTTGGAGACACTTTCCGCCATACCTTCTGTGCTTTCACCGGCTTCTTCCGCCTCAGTCTTTGCAGCACGAAGATACATAGAAACGGTCTTCATTGTTGTACCGACCTTTTCAGGGTCTTGCACAACATTGTTTGCCGCCGTTACAAGAGCAATACTCTCATCCAGACTGTTACCGGCAGCTGCAAGAGCAGAGGCAGAACGCACCAATGCGTCACCAACGCCCTTTGAGGAAATAGCAAACCGGTTGCCAACCTCGTTGAATTTATCAACAATGGTCATCACATTGGCGGCTTCGATACCGAACGCTTTCATAGTGGAGATGACGCTTTCCGATGCCTCGGAAATATCATTGATGCCATCGCCAACATTCTTGTAGACCAGCGCAGCATCTGCTAACTCTGCCGCTTCGCTAATGGAGTAGCCCAGTCTCGCAAAATCCGCTGTTGCTGTAATCGTATCGGTCAGCGTTGCGCCGAGACTCTTGGCACGCACAGCCGCCTCGTTGAAGAACTGAGCATAGGTCGCTCTGGTCTCATCGGTGACTTTCTTCAACTCGGTCATGGCCGCATCCAGCGCCCGTACATTGGTCACCATCTGCTTGAAGTTGTTGACCATGACCATCAGGCTTCTCGTCACCAGCATCCATCCGCCGAACTTCTTATAAGCGGATGAGATGATTCCGACGAGTGTATTGCCCTTCTTGCCGGACTCCGTAATAGAGGTATCCAGTGCGGCAAAGTCAGACAGCAGCTTTCGCAAGTCTGTCTTGCTCATGCTCGTCATACCATCGGCAGCATTCTTACTGTCGTTCCACACGCCAAGCAACTGCTCCCGCATTAGCGTGAGCTGTTCCAGCTCCGTGCCGTCAATGCGAGGATTCTTATCAATGTAAGTGCTAACTTTCTTATAGGCGCTGATGACCTCGTTAATGGTCGCCATCTTCTCTTTGTTGGCGGCCTCTGCACTCCTTGCCGCAGCAGCCTCTGCCGCCGCAGCTTCTTCCGCAGCCTGACGCTCGGCGTAAATCCGGTTGATGTTCTCCAAGATGGCTGCGCCTTCTGCCTCCAGGCTCAGCCTGTACTCATCGCTTGTAGCCTCTTTAGAAGCACGAACCGTTTCTACGCTCATCGCCCACAGGCGATACTGTTCCACCAACGATGCTACACGCTGGCTCTCGCCCTCAGACACACCGCTGTCAACCAGACCGTTCAAACTTCTCTGTACAACAGTTTTCTGGTGTCCAAGCGCTTCCATCTGCACTTTGAACGCTGCAACCTTACGGGCGGCCTCGTCTGCTGCGTCGCCTGCGTCCTTCAGTTTTGACTTGACTTCGCCGATGTTTTCGGCGGTAAGGGTGACGCTTGTCCCCTTATCAAGGTTGATTGTGTTAATGACGGCGCTTAACTGTTTCCTGAAATCAGTAATGGCACCGGCACCGATTTTAATCTTCGACAAATTGACATAGAATTTGCCGCTGTTGCTAATGGCATCCAGTTCCTTACGCAGCTGCTCACCAAATGTTTTGGTGTCAACTGTCACGGTAGCCTTGATGTTCTTCATGATTTCAGCAAGCTCTTTGCGAATCAGAGCTTCACTGTCACCGTCTGCACCACCGCGAGCCACGCCGATTAGTAACCGTACATCTGCATCCATTGCCATCGTCATCACCGTCCTTTACGAAGAAAAGGCTTGGCACAAAGCCAAGCCTTTCAAAATTTATTGTTCATATATCTCTGCGGCAACCGCAGTTACATTGTAGTCGGAACCATAGTTCCCGTTAAAGTCACTGATTGCCTGCTGGATAAACTTCAGAGCCTCACGCTCTTTTTTGCTGCGCACCCATGCAAAGTCTTCATTATGCAGCGCACGACCAATAGCCTCTCCGGATGGCGAGTGACCATTCCACCAACCATATACATAGTTGGATGCGTGGTATCCGTTGTTAAACAAAGCCACAATGTTGTCGATTCCGCCATAACTCGTAGCATCGTTCTCAAGAGAATCACGATGCAGGTCGCCGCCAAAATATAACGGAACCTCAAAGCCGTCTCCAATACGAATGATGCTTCCGCTGTCCATCTCGTCAATGTGCTTCATCACAGATTCAGGCAGGTCATAGCTTTTAGCCGTCATCTGAAGAACCTGTATGAACTTTGCGGCAGCTTCCCAGCCACGCTTTTCCGGAACGATAGAATCTCCGGCGGCAGTCTTTTCCACACCGTCTCTGGTGTATTCCGCCATCTTCTCCTGCAAACGGGCTTGCCCCTGCGGAGACTTAATCCATGCATTCAGCTTGCTTGACAAGCTCATTCCTTATAATCCTCTCTTTGTTCAAGAAAGGCCTGTACAAGCTTCTGCTCATCCACACCGCCCTTATCAATAGCGCCAATCAGCTTCGCAACATCGCTGCCGTTTACACCGGCGAACATCTCTGAAGTCTTTTTGGAAACATCCTCAAAGGACGCCGCAAGCTGCTGCATCTGCTTCTCAATCGCCATGATATTGGTGTTGCAGATGTAGTCGATTTTCTCATCAATCGCCCGAAGGATTTCATCAAACTGAGCAGAACTGATATGCTGGCTCACCATCGCTACGGCATCCGTGTTGTAAATAAGCGAATATTGATGCTCCAGGTTTTCAGGGAGCGTGAAGTTTGCATATCGGGTCAAGAGGTTGCTTTTAATCAGCAGGTCTTTGACCTCCGGCATATATCCCTCGTCATGAAAACAACTGGACACAACATTGTCCACAAATGCCAGCATCTGTGCAATCGAAATCGTGTGCTTGATAACGACCTCGTTACCAAACCAGTGTTCTGTTGTATCGGGAACTGTCTGTTCCTTCAGTACTTTATCAAAAGATGCAATCGAAATCTTCTTCTCTTTATTAGCCATTGTCAGTGTCCTCCTTTTTGTTCTTGCTGCGCTTTTGCTCCTTGCGCAAAGTCTGTACGGTTTCATAGTCCAGCCAGCCGCCCCATTTTTTCACATAGGTAATCCAACGGTAGCGCACATCAGGATATGTGTGCCAAAACAGCTTCCGTTTGATTTTGGCAACACTGTCTGGACAGCCTTTGGTATCAATCACCTCTGTATGCCCGTCGGCATACTCTATGTAGAAATCTGCCACATAGGTAATTGGCAGCACCGTCTTTCCATCGTGTGTGAACTTTGGTTGCAGTTCATATTTTTTCTGTAGTTCAAATCGAACTACCTCACCGCTTTCCACTCCGGGACAAAGCACATCACGAAAGTATTTCATCTCAAGCTGACTGTCGAACACAATTCCTGCGAATGTTCGTTTGTCCTTATCTTTGTCAACATTGAATTTTGTTCTCGCCATATCTCTCCTAATAGAAAAAGGGAGGGCGGATTGCTCCACCCTCCCGGTTGCTTATTCCTCTTCCACAGGTTTCTCGCCGATAGGCTCAGCATCAACGACCACCTGTTCAACGACAGGTTCTGCGCACTTCTTGCGCTTGGTCTTCTTCTGCGGATTAACAATCCCACGAGATTCGTTAATCTTTTGCAGATAGATTGCACCGCACTCAGGCGAGCAAGCTACTTCCTGCCAGCGAAAGACACCTGCGGCTCGATTGGCACTACGGCAGGCTTCATATTCCTTACCGCACACCCGGCATTTCTTGACCGCAGAAGCCATCTGTGTCACCAACTTTCTTAGGCAACATCCTCAGCGTTCGCACCGAAGATGGTATAAGTCCACAGAGCACCGCTGGTGCCGCAGGCGCCGGACAAAGACTCTGCCTCAAACGCATGAACAGTCTGGTTATCGCCCATCTCGAAGCTGAACTCGCCGTTGAAGTCAGCCTTGGGGATATAAAACTGGATACGGAACACATTGGCACACTTATCCTCAGCGAAAGCGTCAATGTACAGAGCACACTTGCCAGAGTAGTGGTCGCTCAGGTTCTCCAGAACATCGGCCTGAATCTGACGCATATAGAACACGACAATTTCAGTGCCATCGGCAATCTCACCCTCGTTAAAGGCAAGCGCCTTGCTGGTAGGATTGTAAGTGAACACACCCTCAGCGACTTCGGTGCCCTGAGTCAGCGTCTTGCCAAGAGTGCCGTCAGCATTCTTAACATAAACAGACTCAATCTCGTTGCCGGTCGTACCAACAGCCTTGTACTGTGTGGCAGCTGCGTTGCTGGCGACAGTGAGATAATCCGTCCACTTCACAGTGGTCTTCTTATTTTCAAACTCGCTACCGACCTGCAGCTCAAGCAGGCCACCGGACACAAGACCGTTGGTGCCGCTGACGGTAACAGCCTTGTTCTTTTTCAGAGAGTTCAACTTGCGCCCCTGCTTACCGGTAATGTCGGTCTTCTCCTGAGTCTGTGCAATGGTCGCATTCTGCAGCTCATCCAGAGTGAACTTGTAGGCGCCTGTCACGATATCAAAAGCATTGATGGTCTCAAGGCTGGTGATAGTGATATCATTGATATTCATATAGACATTCCTCCTATTTATGGGTTAGCCAATTCCAATCGTCTTGGCTTAGGTCTTTTGCGCTGACTGTGCCAGCATAGATGCCGTGCATCTTGTTGTCATAGTCGATTTTCTTGATAATCTGTCGCACGCTTTCATTGAACTGATAGATTGAGAGTTCTCGTGTCCCCTCAAATCCATAGTGATACTGTTCCGTATTGACGAGCGCAACAATCAGCTCTTCAAGTTGAGAAGCGTTTTCTCGGTTGCGCTGTCTGCGCATTTTTTTGCGTGCGCGTTCAATCATGTATTCTTTGGCTTCACCGTTAGCTGGTTTACGATTGTCCTTCTCAAGATGGTGAATTTTCCTGAGCGCACCAGCAATCTGTGCGTGAATAGCCCGGTCGATAACTACCCCTGAGCCTTCATCGACCAACACAATGTTTCCGTTCTGCTCGTTTACGGCAGTCTGGAATCGCTTCAAATCAAGGTCTGCAAAAACAAGAGAGGTATCTTGTTCTTTCAGGGTGCCGACCAAAAGAAGGAAAAGGTCATATTCATCAATGGTGGTAAAGTCGATTCCGATATCATCAAGCTGAACCATCATATCAATCGGCATAGCCGTCAGCATCGCTACAATGCTGTAGTATCCGTCTTCACATTCCAGGATTTCTCCAACCGTTGGAATCTTGATGTGAATAGCATCATTGATGTCGTACTCACGCCGATAAAGCATATTTCTTGTACGCATTTATCCGGTCTTCCTGTTGGATGGAACGGGCTTGCCTGTGGGCGATACCCGATTGAAATCCTTTGCCTGGAATGTCATAACCTTTCCCTGATAATCCGTCACCGGAGCGAACCTTTTTACTGCGTATAAATCCATCTCGCCAAGCCCGTAGTATCTGCTTCCGTTTACCGCTTTGGCGATTTCAGAACACAGCCTATCCACTCTGACGCCGCCCTTTGGCAGCTTCATCTTGCTTTTATGGGTAAAGACCCAAACATACAGGACAGGAATTAAAAAGGTTTTGTTCAGCGACTTTTGTACATCCACATCACAGCAGATAAAGGTCTGACCATGCTCAATGGTGTCCGGTACATATTCAAAGGGGAATACCTGTGAATATACAAACCTCTCCGGTTGGTCGCTGTCTTTGTAGTTGTCGTCCAGAAGACGAATGATTTCTGCGTTTGTCAACAGGTCATCCATCAGCTGGTTCTTATAGTCGTAAAACTCTTCAAGCTGCATCAGAACCACACCTTCTTTCCGCCAGTGGTATCACCGCCCGGTGTTTCTCCGCCGTCTTTGCCGGGTTCATCAGGCGTACTGTCCTGCCCGTCTCTCGGGAAGTACTTGTAATAGTTGGCAATGTGCAGTTCAAAGTTATCGGTGTCCTCGGTATTGCATTCGGTCAGAACATAATTTAAGACACCGCTCCCATTGAAGCTCCCGCCGAGCTTAAACGGCTTTGTCAGACGATAGGCAAGAATGTCATGAGTGTCGTAGTCATCAATCAAGAACCGACTTTCGCGGTTCAACTGAATGGAGTACTCATCCTTCGCAATCGTCAAGGATACTCTGGAATCACCACGAACGACAATGTATTCGTTGTCTCCGTATTCACCGGTCAGATATTTTGTTCCATCGGTGATGATACACCATCGTTCAACAATCGTTCCATCCGCTGCTACCCAACGCAACAGATAATTGCACTGCTGCATAGTGCCTTTGGCGTACAGTTCGTTGTTAGCATCCTTTTCTGTGATAAGCCAATAGTTGTCCATCCAATGCACAAGGCCGCCGTGCGGCAAATCCTCTCCCGGCATTGTACACAGCGTTTTCATATTCAGATTGTCCGAATTGATAACTGCTAACTCTCGTGGCCGCCCATTGATAGTCAGCTTGTGGTAGGACAAACTCGAAGGAAGCTTTGCGTTCAAAAAGGCACACTCTCTACGCTTTACGGCATCCCTTTTGTTTGTGCCGTTCGCTGCCATTCTGGCCTGATAAGTACTCCAGGGATTCATTACGACACCTCCTGCTGTACGGCATACCTCGCTTTCAGCTTGTTGCAAATCGAAATGGCGCGAAATACCTCTCGCTTTACAACGCTTACTTCGCATTCGGGCGTATCAATCAGGTATTGCAAAATTGCAATCAATGACAGAAGAAGCGGGTCGTCGTGAATTGCTTCGATAAGCTCCCTACACCCAAGCAGTTCCGCCTGGAGACTTCTCATATAAACTTCCAATGAACTTTCTCCGCTTTCCTTAATAGGAAGAATCTTAAAGAAAAGATTTACGAGGGTGCGGAAATAGTTGTTCAGCATCGTGGCGTCCATCGGCACGCCTACCGTGGTCTGAATCATCATATATGCAAGTCCGTCAAATCCCCGTGGTTGTACGAATACTCCCTCATCATATTCGTAAAATCCTTTTGAGCTGCTTTGTATGCGTTTCCAATCCGCATCAGCAGTTCGGCGGGGGAATAGGTGGTAAAGTCTCTTGTGTTCAAAACGCTTTCAAGACTTTCCTGCCTGTATGTAAAAGGTTTCATCCACTGTACCAGCATACCTTCGGAAATAATATCCGCCAGCTCATCCAAATCCCCGTCGGCAATGTCGATATCAAACTCACGAATGACATCATCGCCAGTAGTCGAAAGGTCGTACTTGCAGATTTTTCTGAAAGCTGCGATGGCTCGCTTCATGTAACCGTCAATCAATGAGTTGCGCTCAAATACACGCATATTGACGAAATCGAATTCTGATACTTTAGAGAGGAACGCACCCGTGAACACATCATAAGAAACACTCATCCGCCGTCACGCTCCTTTATCGTTCCACCAGCTCAACACCAAGACATTTCTCCAATGTGTTAATCACCCGGTTTGAATCGATTTCCTCCTCTGCGATAAGCTGCTTGGCGCGATATGCCACAGACTTCCGCTGCCCCTCCGAGAGCTTGGAAATAATATCCTCAATCTCGCCAACGGGCTTCTTGAACAACTGGTCGAAATCCTGAATGTTCAAGGAGTTTTTGTAATACTGTCTCATGCCGAGATAGTCGATAACCCAGTCTTCATCAAACATGAACCAGTTGTTGATGAAATATTTCTTGTTGGAGTTCCTTGCATTTTTCAGTTCGCTCAACTCCATATCCTGCTCTGCTCCAAAAGACTCCCAGCTCCAACGCTCGCCGGTGCGCTTGCTCTTATAGACAAGTCGCCCCTGGAAGCCATTGCGAACAGTGATAATCTGATTGGGGTCAATCTCCTTCGGCACCACAGGCTTTTTTGTGGTTTCAGAGACTTCCGCAGCAGGCCGCTCTGCGGCGGTGCTTGTGCCCTCTGCCGGACTGCGGCGTGTTCTGGGCTTACTTACTGTTTCGTTAGACATAATATCTCCCTTTCATACATAATGCGGGGCTCACAAGGAGCCCCGCTTTTGTCTGCTGTTTGTCCGTTAGGCGATTTCGTAACGACCAATACCGGCGTTGCCGCCAGCAAGGACGATACCCATGCCGTACTTCTCGCCATACAAGTACTCCTGAGTCAGGTCACCGTTAGCGGTAGGCTCACCCATGATAACAATGGGGTCGCCTTCGTACACGCACTTGATGGGCTTGTCGTCACCGGCGATAATGGTCAGCATATCGTCTGCCAGCACGAAGTCGGTAGAGCCGACCTTATGACGCTGGGGTGCCACCACGACAGGAGTGCCGTAGAACTTACCGGCATAGCCCATGTTGTACAGGTCTTCCTTAGCCTTGTCACCCATAGGAGTGACATCCAGGTTGCGGATGGCCTTCTTGGTGCCGATAATGGTAGCAGCCTTGCCGCCGGCAGCAGCCTCGACATGAGCAATCAGGTCGAGCAGCTCGTCCTCATCGTAAGCACCGGCAGCGGGGAAATAGGTCACGCCGCCAAAGTCCTGCGCAGATGCATTGCTCCACAGAGCATACACATCGTTGAGCAGCTTTTGACGGAAGGACTCAGCCACCTTGTTGATAAAGTGGTTAAAGTCAACACGACCGGAAAGCACACGGTTGAGTTCTTCGTAAATCTTCACAACCTTCAGTGAAGTGGGAATAGACACTTCGCTGAAGCCGCCAAGACGCTGACGACGGATGCCCTGAGTGCCGTCCGCTGCCTCGGATACGATGAACAGGGTGCTGTCCTCCACCTCAAAGAGGTTCTTATCTCCCTCGGCAACATTGCGGAAGTCAACCAGTGCGTTGAAATACTCATCGCCCTGCAGGCCTTCCACGACGGTGCGACTGAGGACTTCCTCAATCAGGGTGAACAGACCGCTGCACTTGCCGTCACGGATGTTCTTGTAACTCAAAGTTGTGCTGCCGCCATTGGCCTCAATCAGAGCCTTCTGCAAAAGCTCCATAGACTGACCAACGGAATACTGCTCAACATTGCCGTGATAAGCATCGACGGCAATCTTGATGATATCTTTCATTTCAGCCATAGTTATTCTCCTCCCTTCAAATTAACCGCCAACGGTCTCGGTCTTACCAAGCTTGATGACATAGTAGGTGTAACGACCAGCGACTTCAACATCAACGCAGGCACCAAGACCGGTGCCAGCAGCGTTAATCTTGCCGCCGGTGCCAATGCCGACTTCCGCACCCTTGGTGGGGACGGTGCCGCCCACAAAGCCCTCTTTGGTCACAGAGAAAATGTTGCGGCTGCGGGGGATATAACCACGCACAGCTTTGCCAGCCTCGTTGATGTACTCGTCAAGGTTCTTCTTGCGCTCATCGTACATGACCTCAACGCCAGCAACGATAGCGCACTCGTTCAGGTCATCGTCCGCAGTAGCGGCAACAGCCTTCATCACCTCACGCTCACCGTCTTCATAGCCCTGAAGCTTGACGATAACGCCGTTTTCAACCTCGGCGGGCTGACCGTCCGCACCATAAAAGCGCAGAGAAACAAGGTCAGCAGGCTGTTTGGTACCGCTCATCAAATCGGTACGGATAACTGTATAAGCCATAATCGACTCCTCCTTGTTATTTATTTAATTGTGCTGATTGGGCTTGGAAAAGCCATACTCAGCAAACGCACCGCCATAAGGCTCCTGCGTCGGGTCTGTTCGCTGGATGGGCAGTTTGGGGGCTTTGGGTTCATAAGAGAACTTTGCGGTCACGCCGCTTCTGCCACGGATTGCGTAGCATTTCTCCTCCAAGTCCTCGGCTGTATAGTCCATGCAGTGCTCACGCAGATTTTCAAATGCCTCGACGCCGACCAAGTCTTCAAACTGAGCGAAGACTTCATCCCGCTCGCCCTTGGCAATGGCGTTCTCGGTGTCTGTCTTAAACTGGCGCAAAGTGCCAAGCTCGTTCTCCATAGACGAAATCGTGTCGGAGGCGGTCTGGTACTTCTCCGCCCACTGAGCATCATTTGCGGTGTACTTCTCAGTAACCTTTGCAAACATACCGCTGACGGGGTCAGCCTGCCCGCCCTCGTCAAACGGGACAAGTGCAAGCTTCATGCGTTTCTTACCGGCAAAATCAATGACCACATGGTCGCCATCCATTGAGTAAGGAAAACCGTAAAGATTCCAGTCCGTGACATCGGTTGCGTACACTTCAGACGCATCCCGGTCATAGTCCCAGAACCAATAGTGAGAATCCATGCCCCAGCAGGTCTCAACCTTTTCTGCTTCCAACGCGCCAAACAACTCCTGACGGAACTGGCTCTCCAGGGCAAAGTTTTCAGCGCCCTTCTCAGGCTCTGCCGTGGGAGCAGCGGTGGCGGGTTTCAACTCTTCAAACTTAGCCCGAAGCTCTTCTACGGAAAACTCCTCAATGTTGAAGTCAAGCATATCGGCAGTCAGGCCGAATTCTGCCATCAGTGCAACTTTCTGTTCCAATACCTCTTCTCCTCCTTCCGAATAATTTTGTGGGTGTATGCCAACCTCTTGCGAGGGTTGTGCTGTAGTAAACGAATCCTTGAATTCTCGCATCATCATTGCAAGCTGCTGTTTGAAATCATCACATGAGAACATCTCCAGCGATGCTGATTCATAGCACGGCTTTGCCGTACCCAAGAGGCAGAAGGCAGTAAACTCAAATCGGTCGATAACATATACGCCATCGACCATTCCGCCCTCTTTCACGGTAATCTCCATAGACTCATCCGTGATGCCGTCGTCTTTGATTTTGCGGTATGCTTCCTGCCGTTTCCAGATAAGCGCATCCACGCAGAGGTATTCGTGCAGGCCGGAGTCATCTTCAATTTCCTCCCACCAATACTTTGCGCTTTCAGGAATCACACCTACCGGCTGCGTGATATTCACAATCCGCATTCCATTATCGTCAGAGACAAGCTCCATATCATGTGACCCGATGGTATCTGATTCCCTGTCGTAGTTGCACACAATAGGACAGTTATAGATACTCGGCATACATCGTTCAAAGGTTTCCTTGCTGATGAAGCTGTTATTGCGGTTTTTCCCGGTGTACGCTACACGGAGAACGCCGCTGTCAAAAGACGAATTGCGTTCAACAAGATTGCGTATCCCGGAAGAGAACACGATACTCATGTTTCTCTCGCCCATATCACAGTTCACCACCTTTGGCTAAAATAAATCCACGCTTTATGCAAGCGTGGGTCAGAATGTCAGCGTGTCTGACAGTACATATCGAATATCCTCGTCTTCAAAATTCAGATTGCCTGTATTCAAAAACACAAAGATATGTTTCTCGTTATTTTGCCCCATCATTTCACATCCTCTGGACAGCAACTGGTCACGAGTTTTTTCGTCAAACACATAAATGAAATTCTCCATATACATACCTCCGATTATCCCCAGTCGTCAGAGTCTTCTCTGGACTGTTCACCGGAGTCGGTCAGGTCTCCTGCATCCTTCTGCGGAGCGCCTCCCTCATCGGTTGCTGCAGTGCTTGCAGAAGAACTCTGCGTAGAAGAACTCTGCAGCGGCTTAAACCGTTCGGCAAGACCGAGCACATCATTTTCAAGAAAACTCATGCAATCAACTTCGCTCTGAGACAACCCCTGCGATGCTGCATACATAGAAATAAAGGGAAGTCCATACTGGCACGCTTTGAGATACATATCTCCCAGTTCTTTCCTGTTAAAAGGACTGCAATCAAGGAATGTGATTTTGAAATTCTTTCCGTACCCCTGATACTGAATGAAGCGGTTGACCATATCCTCAATGCTTTTTACAATGCCAAAGGTAACCGCTTGGTCTGCCTTGATAGAAAGCAGCAACGCATTTGCGGATGCTTTATCATTGTTGAACAGGAGCGAAGATACACCCGCCGCTGTAAAAAGATTCTGTTCAGCGTCAGAGATGGTATTCGTGTCACCGGTATTGGACTTCTCAAAGCTTATCTTGTTGATAGGCATAGGGGAGAGAACACTGCCGATTTCCTCCGGCAGTACGGAATCCAGATTGCGCCAAAACTCTTTGGCCTTGTCCAAATCCATCTGCCATTCGCCATCCTCGTTGATACCAAGTGTCATAACAAGCATTGCATAGTTCTCAAGAGTAGTCTTGGTGAGCTTTAGCTGCTTATAATCTTCGAGGTCGTACACCTCCCGCAGAATGCCTGCGAACGGAGGAATAGCGTAGTCCAGAATATCATTGTTGCACTTGATAGCAAATGAGGTCGGGGAGTCCAGCTCCTGCCACTTCCGCTGTCTGTTCTTCTGATAGACCTTGTACTTGGTCTGGAACTCTGTCGGATAAAACTCCAGATACTGCGAGTGACCATCAAAATAGGAAAAATCGAATGTCACATTCAGCACATTCCCCTCAATAGTCGAGATGGCGCAGTAATCAGCCGGAAGTTGCTGGATGGTAATGCTGTCGCTTGTAACCCACAGCGTTCCGTAGAAAGTGTCCTCGCGCAGACACACCGTCAATATCTTAGGAAACTGTGACCGCACATTCATTGCAGACATGGTATTCAAAACCTTTCTGTAGTTGCGGTTGACTGATTTCATATTGACGGTCTTAGGGTCAATGTGGTAAGGAGAGACAACATATGCAAAGTCGGAAAGGCCAGTGAAATACTGGATGAGCCTGCGGAAATGGGAACTCGCCCCATAGATATAAGTAACTGCCTTGCGAAGCTGCTTCTCATACCGGTACGGGTCGGTCAGATATGTAGAAATGTCGTCTTTCTTATATAGAGAAAATGTAGGCGCATTGGTATTGTTGTTCAAATCCCTTGTAATCAGATGATTAAGCAGGGCGAACTTTCTGGAGATACCAATCATGCCCTCCATATTGGTAGACTTGCCGTTTTCAGAATTGCTCACTCAGGTATCACCACCTTTCTATTTTATTTTTGGCGGCTTAAACATGAAGAAATCACTGGAGTTAAACTCTGCCGCCTTTGTGCGGATAAGCTTACTCTCAAGCTGTGCCGCCACATAGTAGTTATAGCTAAGGCTGGAATAGCGGTCTTTCCGCATACCTGCCCGTTCAAAAATCTTTACCCGTCCACCGGACTCGTCATGCTGTAGTTTGACCAGTTCGTCAACCAACAAGGTCGTGTGGATATACGGCATCTGCAGCCTGACCTTTTCAGCGGGTGAAAGGCTGGCGTATCCTCTGATTTCAGACAGGATGTTTTCCGCCTCATACTCCGTAACGAGAAGGCGTATCTTGCCGCTTCGGAAACCCTCACGCAGCAGGACGGCACATTCGGAGTTCAGCGCAGGATTGCCCTTGATTGCCCAGATGACTTTATCTGCGCCCTTTACCGTGCATCTGTCTGCCATCTCCTGATTGTTACAACAGGACAGAGCAGGATAGATTTCACCGCTTTCCGGGTCAACCATATCTCGAACCAAAGCATCATACACGCCGAGTCCAAGCCCGGTGCAGTCCAGCACGATATAGTCACAATCGAACTCGTCGTAAAGCTTGCGGATAACCAACGCCTGGTCTTCTGTATGAAGCCCCTCTGAGGAGTCACCATAAATGATGTTGCTTGTGTATCTCCCTGATTTGGTCGGAAGCATCTGGTTGATGAACACAGCCGTTGCGTCGTTGTTATGCTTCTTGCTGGACATCAACGCAATATCAGCAGACAAGATTCGTTTTTCACCAAGTTGCTTTGGCTGGATTTTGATTTTGTTGTTGCCAAGGAGGACAGAAACGCGCTCCGGCAGCATGGGATATTTAATGCGCCTGTTCTTCGAGATGGAGTTGAACTCAAAGAACGAACCGTCCGTATCGCCAAACCAAAGGGCGTCCATTTCCATACTCCATTTCACTTCACTGAAGTCAGACTCTGCCATCTGGTCTGCCACATCCTCTTTGAACAGAAGACCCTCTTGAATTGCCAGTTGATACGGGAACCCACACACGAAGTCTTTCCGCTTATCGTCCAGCATGAACCGGCAGTTGTCCTCAGCTTTGGTATAAGACCAATGGTCTTTGAAGTAGGCAGAGGAAAGATACAGCGTCTTGTTGCGCTCCGCCAAGTGCTTATAGGCTGGATTGTTCAGATATCCGGGAAGTCTCGGATTCGTCAGGAACTTACGGAGAATCGTGTCGATAATATCCTTGGATACCATGCGATACTCATCAATCAGCAGAATGTTGGCACGATTGCCTCGTGCATTATCACTGGCGGTAACGACCTTAATAAATGAACCGTTCTTAAATACAATCTGCGCATTGGTCGCATTTATCTTGGTCTGCTTATCGTCAATCTCATTACACAGCTCCGGCGAGCATGGCCGCAATTCTGTTTGTATCTTTTCAAGCACATTGATACTCTGACCCCGTGTGCCGGAGGCGATGCATATCTTTGTACCGGGGTACAAGATACAACGGATACAGCAGAAGATTGCCGATAAGAATGTTTTACCCAGACCTCGACTTGCAATAAAAACAAATGTCGTGGAGACATTCATCATCACCAGCAATATCTTCTGAAAAAGATGCAAGTCCAGATGCAGGTAGTCCTTTGCAAACCGATGGGGGTTCGCTCGATAATAGGCGCACCATACGGCGGCGCCGCTCATAATGCGCTCTTGTCGTGTCACTCAGCGATACTCGCTTTGTCCGAGCTGAAGATGTCGTTGAACATTGTCTCATCATCTTCATCCTCGTATTCAGGGCGTTCAATACGCATCTTGGCAATTTCATCTTCGTACAACTTGCAGTATGTATTCTTAATGCCAAGCATTTTGCAAAGATGTCCCAGGAACCAAATCGTGATGTAGCGAACGATTCCGTCCACATCCTTCAGCTCCGGGTCTGGTTCGGGAATAGGCTTCGTGTTTTCCCACTTCCGAATCCACACACCGAACGGCGTCCCATCGACCGCCGCATCTGCGCCCTCTTTTTTCTGCGCAGGTTTCAAGTTCATACTGCCAAGCAGCGTATTGAGAGCGTTGACATTCTTATCAATCGCCTTTCCCTGCGCACTATCACGACTGATTGTCGCTTCCAAAATACAAATCTGTTTATACAGAGACCGTTCACTCGGCTCCGCAACAGGAACGCCGTTCGTCCAATCCTGATAGCGTCGCTCAAGCTCTACATAAAAATCGGATGTAAAGCCCGCCCCCCAGAAGTCAACAAGCCTCTGCTCAACCGGTGTTTCTTCGATTTCATCCGAAGTCTGCAAATGTTCAAGACAGACGCTATTATCCGGCTGCTGACAGTTCATCGCAGTACCCTCTGCGATAGTGTCGTCAAAGGTCTTGTCAATATATCGAATCAGGTTGGTCTTTCCGATATAATTGCGAATACGGGAATTGACGCCTGCGGTGCGCTCCACCATGTTATAGATATCTTCATTCCAATACAGGTCAAGCTTCATACACATCCGACGCATGGCCTCTTTGTCATCGCCGAGAGATGCTCTGTACTGTTCATACATATCCTCTACACAGTCGTTGCAGATAGGGAGATAGCCGGAACCGCGGTACATCAGACTGTGGCTGACAGGGAAATAACCCTTTTTGCGGCTATACGATGTGCCGCATCTGCAGCAGTAAAACTTCTGAGAGGTCTGGAGAGTCATTGAGTCATCTGTGGTCTTTTCAAGTTTTCTGCGTCTCGGGGCATCTGCCATTTACATCAGCCCCCTTTTATGGTTTCCCTCCCACAGCTTAACGGCCATGCGCATTTTATTACCGGGATAAAAGCGGGGAATCCAGTGCGCAGGCACATCGACCTTCTCGCCGGTCTGGGGGTTAGGGCAGCTTCGAGCCTTGCGTTCCAAGATATCGAAGCAGCCAAAATTGTGAATCGAGATTGTGTTTCCTTCTTCAAGATTTTCCAAAATGAGATTGGTAAAATCATCAACAATGCTTGTGGCGGCTTTCTTCGTGTAGCCATGCTTGTCCACAAGCTGCTGGATTAAATCGACCCTTTTAATGTCCATCCTTGCCTTCCTTTCCGTTACAGGTCTGACAGTGATTTCTGTGCGTCAGACCGAATATCACCATTCTCGTCAAAGTACTGCGAAATCTGCTCCTCTGCGCTCAGGTCTTTATAAACGCGCACCATGTCGGCAGACTCCCATCCGACGATGTCTTGAATGATATTGTCCGGCAAACCAAGCTTGGAAAGATGCGTTGTAAAGTAATGACGCAGACTGTGCCAGTAAAAGTCTTCACCGGTCATCCTGCTAAAGGTGTTTGCCCAGCTGTTGAGCGTTGTCTCACTCATCTGCTCATCGGTCGTTCCAGCAGGGAACAGCCACTCGCTTTCGATGCCAAGTTCTGCCCGCTCACGCATCCATGCGTCAAAATACGGTTTGAACTTTTTTGCCAGTGTGTAGCAATAAATGTATTTGCCCAAGCCGAACCCCTTTGTCTGAATCGGCTCACTGGTCTTGTACAACGCCCCACCGCATACGAGGTTGTCGTCTTTGAAATCGTCAACCCGGAATCGGCAAAGCTCTGCCTTGCGTCGCCCACTGCACATAGCGAGAGCCACGGCACAGGCCTTTTTGTTTTGCCCGGAAGCAAGCAGGTCATCAAGCAGCTTGTCCAGCGTCTCGTCGCTCCACACCGTTTTCTTTCGCACCTGCTGCATAGCTGGGTTCTCTATCTTCCTTACGGTAGAACGGAACCCCTTAAACTCGTCTTCATCATCCAAGATGTTTTCCACATAGTTGGAGAGCGAAGAAATTGCAGACTTCAAGCGCCGCACACGAGCGGGAGAATTACCGTTCTCATTGATGAGCCAATGCTGATATGCGGCATAATCGCGCTTGGAGATTTTCGGGAAAAACTTGTTCCCGTTGTTCTGCAAGTTCCAAACCCAGAAAATATCAAGGTCATTTGCGTAACCCGCAATCGTCTTCGGACTGCGCTGCACAGACTGTAGATAGGCAATAAAATCCTGCTTTAGCCGGATGTTTTCCGGGTTGACCTGACTTAAAAGCTCAGGGCTTGTGATTTCGTTTTGCTTTGTTTTTCGGGGCATACAAGCCACCTCGCTTTCTGTAGAATTAAAACTGGTTGCGGGCACCGGAGTTGAACCGATTCCTCAAGGTTTATGAGACCTGCGACTTAACCGCTTGTCCTGCCCGCAATATGGTGGGAGAGGTTGGATTTGAACCAACGCAGCCCGAAGGCGGCAGATTTACAGTCTGCTGTAATTGACCGCTCTACCACTCTCCCAAAGTATGGTGAGGTCGGAGGGAATCGAACCCATCGTTACCGCCGTGAAAGGGCGGTGTCTTAGCCGCTTGACCACGACCCCGTGTAAAAAACTTATATTCTGCGTCAAAGCGAATGCGGCGGGGTGGAGAGGTTAGACGCAGAAGCCGAAAGCGACGCCACGACTGATGTCGGCGTAGCCATTGTTGGCGGCGCCGTTGCTGCCGACAAAACAGAAACGACTGCCGTTGCCAGAATAAGGAGAACGCCCCCACCAGATGACAGCGGAGCCACCTTTGTTCTTCACCTTCGAGTTGCCCGCCTTGTAATAGGCGTACTGCGTTCCTTCGCCGGAGACGGAATAGGTGTGCCGAAGCCCAACAAAATCAGAAGAGGGCTGTCCGTGATGGGCAGCCCTCGCGGGTTGTTTATTGAAGAGGAACGCTGTAAGAGCAACGGACTCCATCTGCATCGCAGACGCATACCATCTGTTCCGCTTTCCCATAGATTCGCTTCTGCACGCAGTAGTCGTCCATACCGAGAAAGCTTCCTGCCATAATGGTTTTAACGCCCTGCACTTCATCCATTTTGTTATGATGCAAGTGCCCGGACAACACAGCGTACAGCGGTGTTCTTGCCATCGTCTGCAGCGCCTGCACTTTGCTGGCAGAGCCATCGAAATCGCCATGCACGCCACAGTATGTTTTACCGCGAACATTGATAAGGTACATGGTACTGTCGATTTTGGCGGAGCTGCCTTCCGCAGTACCGATAGTTACATTCTCAAAGTTCTGCAATCGTGCGCCAAGATACCATTCGACAAGGTCGTCCAGCCGCTCACCAAGCAGAGCATCATCCTTGCTGGGCGTAATGCGGCTGTGATTGCCTGCCACACTGACAAACACCACAGATTTGAAATGCTTGCTCAACTCGGCAAGAAACTCTGCAATCAGTTCTGAGACTCCTTTGATTTGCTCAATCACATTCTCCTTGTTGGTAATGGCAATAGATTGGTGAATGTTACCGCTAATGGCATCGCCGTTTGACCAGACAATGCAATTCTCGCTGCCGTGAGTCTCGCCAATGGTAACGACCTTGTCCAAATACCGGCACATCATTTCTCTGCACACATTTGAGTTATATGTATTCCAATGGTTGTCCACATCCGCACCGTAGTGAATGTCGTTAAGACTGACCAGCAGGTCGTTGTCAGACGGTTCGATATGGCACGGCTCATAGGCAAGGCGAGGTAAGTTTCCGCTCCTGACCGCCTCCACAAGAATCTCGTTGAGTTCCTCCTGCCGGGAGCGCTCACGAATCAGTTTGTTGAACGCATTTCTCTGGTCGAAGAACTTCTGCCGTTCCTTGAGCAGCTCAATGCGTTTAGCCTCCAAGGCAGATAGCTGCTCTTCATCGCATACGGTAGCCTCGCCATCACGCTCGATAGCTTCGATGATGGTACGCATCCCATACATTCTCTTCCGGACTTCACTGGAGTTGAAGCAGTTGCCCTCACCAAACAGACGCTCACTCAAGTCCTCGTACTCATCGTCTATGGTGTGGTCAACCAACTTTCCCATAACGATGTCGCGCATTTCTTTATAGCTTGCTGTATTGGTGCCTATGGCTTACACTCCCTTTCGCTTGTCACGAGGACGCTCCTGCCCACGCAGGCTGCGCAGCAGTCTCATGGGGGCGCCCTCCTCAACCATATAATAATGATGCCGTTTTGAGTCGCTCTTCATCGTGCGCACAATGTGAACACGGGGGAACTTCTCACGAATGGCCTCTTTTTCAGATAAAGTAATTGCAATCACTGAACTATCATCCTTTGCTTCAAATTTTTATTTTATAGGTTTGCTATTATCATTCATTACTACACCCCATCAAACACGCCCTTTTGCCTTGTGGCACAACGGTTTGACGGGGGTCCTTTTTGTAAACAGATTCAGTTTTTCAAAGCCTGTCTTCGGCGCATTACTGAATTAACAATCTGCCTTGTGTGCAGCTCTACGGCACAGTTGGGGCAATACTTCTGCGGGCGGCCTTTGGCGGGTTCCTGCATCTTCACAGTCAGGCCGCAGTTCTCGCACTCAAAGTACTGCCCGCCATAATGCTTCATGTACTGATAGCCGAGATTGCGAAAGTCCTGAATATGTATCGCTGTCTTACCGTTTTCCATAAAACATACCTGTACATTCAGGTTGTCAATCTTTTTGGAAAACCGAATAAAGCCAGCACTGCGCAGCTCTGCGAACATCAAACTCTGTCGCTTGATAGAGGTATTGATATTCGCCATCTGCATAACCTCCTTGTCAGAACTGTTGACCCAATGGTTATTCTTGTCGGATGCAGCATCCCAGTACTTTGCAACGCACAACAGAGTAAACGCCAATCGCCGGAGCTGCTTACCCTCAAGCGCCTCAATCTTTCGCAGCTCGTTCTCAGTGATGTCAACTCCGTCCAGCCGAATCAATGGAAACTTGGCCGCATTCTTTGTCAGCTTGTCCAGAATGTCCGACCACTGGACAAGTGAGACGGACGGGTCGCACTGCAGCATAAAGGAGTCGAGCAACCGTCGAATCTCCTTTTTGCTGTACTGGTTCTCATAGTAATATCTCGAAATGCGGCTAAGGGTCTCCACGGGCTTCGGGCCGAGGTCATGGCTGTTCAGCATTCTCTCCGCCCAGTCATATTCGTTAAGAACAATGCTCATTGAATTCCTCCAGTCTCTTTTGTCTCAGGGTAAAGCGGTTCCCGCAAAACACGGTTTCTCCGGCGGGGTCAATGGTCGGATAGGAAATCAATCCGTCATGTTTGTTCAGCAGATTGCGGATGATTTCATTTCCGCACATCTCCCATGCAAAACGCTTGGTCGAGCTCTTCCGGTAGCAAATGTCCAATACGATGTCGCACAAGGCGAACCGATTGGAGCAAATCTTGCTGCACTCCTGCTCGAACTCCGTGCGCATCTCCATCATTTTGGAGAAGGTGTCATACTCGTCTACTCGTTCATAGTTCGCAAACACAGCATAGCTGCGCAGCCGGTGGTTATAATTCTCATACAGCTTCAGAATTGCGTTATACTGTGAGCGGGTATAAGCGGCGCCACTTTTCATGACGGTGTAGTCAAACTCTGTCTCTGCACTGTGCCGTCCGAGATACCCGTCAAACTCCTGCTCAAAACGACGGCATATTCTGTTCATCACGCAATCGTGATTGCCAACCGGCATCCGGGACTCGTAATAGCGGAGGAAATCCTTCTGCCGGTCACTCAGTTCCGCAGGCGGCAGCTCCAGCAATTCGTCCACCGTCATTTGGAATTCCCGCATGGCGTTCTTGTTGGTGTTCTTTATGTATGTATTGTACTGCTTCATCAGTGTAGGGTAGATAATGCGCATGAAGTACGGCTTCTTGTCCGCTACGATTTTCTGATAAAAGCGTCGCTTGGCTGGGTCTTCAATGGTGTTGACGCTGTGGCGGTCATGCCACTCTCTCGGCATGGGCTTGGCAATAATTCCTTTGGCCTTGTCAATGGCGTTCTGCTGGAACAGCTGTCCGCACTTGATGCGATAATCAAGCGCATCGTATTCCTTGCTGCCCTTTTTGAACTGCGCCCGCACATCGAACATGGAGGTAATCCAGTTCGTTGTCTTCCCGATATCGTCACCAAAGCTGTCGATGTTTGCCTGAATGAAGTCCGCTTCGGTGACGATTTTCTTTTTGGCATTACGCTGCACGCACATCAGCGCAGGAAGTTCCTTCAGGTTGCGGACGAGAACATCGTTATCGGTCAGCATCACAAGGTCGCCATCTTTGTCCATACCATTCAGAGCATGGGCAGCAGTGTCCCACGAATTGAAGATAGTGCAGGTCGTCATATACTGATACCAGTAGGCTGCCGCTTCGCTATGATTCGGATATACCAGCCGAATGTTATTGTGGCAAGTCATTGGTGCTCGATAGCAAGCCAGCTTCTGTGTGCCCTGTCGGCACCAGTACTGGTTATAGATTTCACCGGCTTTCAGCAGTCCCGTCACCGGCATGGCAAAAATGTGCTGGCAGAGAGAATAGGGGTCGCCGGACACAATGGAATAATTCCCGTGTACCTTCAACACGCCAACCTTAGCCTCGCTGATGCGGTTCTTTATCATCTGGTAGACGCTGCTCTGCACATAGGGGTCGTTGAGAATATGGGGCTCAATCATCAGCGCCTTTATGAAGTCGTTTTCCATGCAGCCGACATTCTCTTCGTTCAGTCCCGCACCTTTGAGAAACAGAACAGTCTTTACCCAATCGGCGTACAGCACATCCTTTATCTCATCCATTGTCGGCTTGATAAGCTGCTCCATATCTGCGTCGTCCAACTCATAGCTCTGGATGAACTGATAGTTCAGTGTTCTCTCGCTTTCCGACTCTTTAGGGCAAGTCTTTGCCACACCGAAGGTATAACCATTGCGGAGACAATTCTGTACATAGTCGTCGCAGCTGGCGTAGGCATCCCACAGCTTCAGCATGGAGGTCGTCAGTATCAGCTCTACATTCCGCACATCCACATCGTTGCCCCATGCGTCTTTGACAATGTAAGTTCCGGCGACATTCTTGGCAAAGTCCAAAAAGTCAAAGGTGAATACCATGCCCTTCTCCCATGAGAATCTGGTGTTCACTCCGCTGACGAGATAGTCAAGCTCAAGCTCCTCTGACCACCGCCTTGCCAAAGACGGCAGCATCAAACCGTACCCGTCCGACTCTTTAAGCTGTACGGTCGCTTGCTTACGCTCCTCCATCACAGGTTCTCCGTCGCCCTCATCGTTCAGGTAAATAATATCGGACAGGAACTCCGTCTCACAGTCGCTCACTACCAGAATGCCGTGCGGCATGGACACCGGGATAGATGCGCTGCAAGTCAATGCGTTGTAGGCTTCCAACTTGGCGGGAACCATCGCCTTTTCCATATTGCGGCCATTGTTGATGCGCCTGCGGATTTCATCTGCGTGCCGTTCGCTGACAAAGACAATCGTCTCATTCTTGACGCCTCCGTTTGTCCCCAAGAGCCGTTGATACTTGATGCCGTTAATGCTGAAACCACGGCAGGCACGGTGATAGTCTTTCTCTTTGTCGATGATAACGCACAGATAATCCGGCTTGAATTGGATGGTGTCCAGTTGTGCATAAAGCTGCTTGATACGGCGGCGGTTCTGCACGCTGTTCTGCTTTTTGCGTAGCCGTCGAATCTCCATCTTGATTTCCTTTGCTCTGGCCTCGGCATCGGTAATCCCGTTCAGCTCATCCAGCCAGCGCAGTACCTGGCTGTCTGCAAGCGAAATAACCTCATCGTTCCGCCTCGCTTCCGCTATGGGCAGCGTTAGCTTCCACTTGGCCTTTCGCAGTCTGCTGCTATGCAGTTTGAAGATATACTTCTGACATACTAACTGTTTTGCCAGACTCTCTCACCTCACAGTTGTATTTTATTTAATTGCTATGATAAGGAAAAATAAAAAGCCTTACTCATAATCTTCGGCTGTGTATTGGAACCACTCTCGGTAAAAGCGCATCCTCTCACGCTCTATGTGTCGTTCCAGCTCCGCATCGTTTTCAAGCGGATTTTCAAAAATCTCCTCACACTTGAGCCGCAGCTCATCGGAGTCTTCATATGTATAGGGGTAATTATTCTGCAATCGTCTTTCCTCCGTTCGTCGTGTCTATCCAATTCATGAGCAACTCTCTCATGCGCTTGCTCGGTATGTACAGGTTGATAGGGCGGTCATCACGAATGGCACTTCGCCATATCCACTGCAGCATCTCGGACAGTGCGAAGGCATCCGCATCGATAGTGATGTTCTGTGTATGGAAGAACTTCATGATGTTGGGGTCGGCAAACCGGTTGACCATGTAGGCCACATCGGTACGGTCTTTATACTCGTTGGTCGCTCTGGCGCTGGTCTGCAGAAAGTTCTTACGGAACCTTCCGGTCTTGCTGTCTACCAGCTTGTTCACATCGCTCTTGTAGCAAGTCCATAGCCGGGTTTCCTGCCCTCCGCCCGGAATGCTTTGAAAGAACTTTTTCATGCCGTTTCGCAGTGTGCGAATTTCGGCATTGTTATACCCGCGCTTGTCGTACCACGACTTGGACAGGGTATAAGTCTTATTGCCAACCGCATTAAGCTTGGGGTTATCCACAATATGTATCAGGTCATGGTAATCCAGGGGAGGTGGTTCATCCGGCCTGTCAGAGAACCGATACCCATTGGCATCGTTCTCCACACCGACGACCTTGTAGTCAAACCCGAAATAATCCAGATAGGCTTTCTGGTACTGCCCATTGAAAAGGTAGGTCAGCATGAATACCTCGTCAAATGAGCGAAGTAGTTCTGGGTTGAGAATGTTCAGCAGCGCATTGTCCAGCCGGAATAGTGAGCGGGTGTTTGCCATCTCCTTGTAATCGCTGAACCGCCCGGTGTACTCCTCATCTTTCCACTGGATGCATCCGTCTTCTAAAACTTCAGCGAGTTGGGTTACAATCAGGTCGAAGTCCTTATCGGTGATGTTCAGCCTCTCTATTACCTGAATGCTTTCATCTACGATAAGAGAATAGTGCTTCTCTCGAATTAGCTTCAGCGCCTCGTCATCCATCAGATAAAACAGTGAATGCGTTGCGGAGACATTGTGCCCAAGACGAAGGTGGAGCTTCAACTCAGATGACTTGCTCATGTGGTCACTGTCCGGTTGGTCAAAGTCGCAGCGTTCGCAGATACGCCCGACCTCGTCCAGATATGGGGTGATGTACAAAAACCGCTTGTTGTCCTTGTGCCGGTTCATGTAACGAATAGCTGCCGACGATTTACCTCTGCCCATGCGGGCATCAACAATTGTTATCTGGTTCATTGGGTGGTGTCATCACATCCTTTCTGCGTATTTTTGATTAACCAAACCATCCAAAAATTTTTAGGACACAAAAAAGCCGCTCGACTGGTTATACTGTCGCTATCAACGCAGCTCCTGTAACCTGCTTTGAGTAGCTTTTTTTATGCTCTTTTTTCAAACTCCTCCTTCTTTATAACCTTTGAATCGAAAAGCCCTGTGTCACAAGGACTTTCCGAAACGGCCAGGACACTCGGTGTGTCCTAACTTGTTTATCCGATATGCGATTATCAAGGTGCAGCAGATGGTCATCAGGCCATTAAAATTTCAGTCTCTCCAATATCACTATCTACCAGATAGTTGTGGTTGACGCTGCCGAGGTTGAGGTTCCGATAGGCTTCATCAATCTCTTCGCTGGTAATGCCGATATAATCCAGAGTCTGAGCGGCGGTGGAGTGACCGAATATCTTCTGGAGGAGCAAGAGCTTGCGGGGGTCGTTACCACTCATCACCATCTGATGATAGGCGAAGGTCTTACGCAGTGTGTGGGTCGCCATACGATTACCAAGACCAAGGTCTTTGGCGATGCCCTTAAGCATAAGGTCAACGGCCTGTTTACTGATAGGCTTGTTTTCGTTCACTCCATTATTGGACTGGCTGCGGAACATATAGTCGCTAAGGTGAACACCGGGCGTGTTTTCAAGATACAGGGTCACAGCTTCCACAACCGCTGTGTTAATGGTAATGTAACGGTTGCGCTGACGCTTGCGAGTGTTCCGTGTCTTCTTCTCCAGAACCGGAAAGCGGTCACGGAAGGTGCAATCATCATTGATAATGTGGGTGAAGCGCAGAGAGCGAAGGTCACTGATACGAAGTCCAAAGTTAATACCAACAATGAACAGCATATTATCTCTGAATCGCTTCTGTCCTATCAGGAACTGAGAGATGCGGATGATGTCGTCCATGCTCTTGATGGGCTCAGCGGAGTGCTCGACAGCAAGGTCAGTATGTACCTCTTCAGCGGCGGGGGCGATGAGGCCAGCCTTGAGCTTACGGCAGCTCTGCTGGACGGTGGCAATGTCGATGACAGATGAGGACTTAGCCTCCTGTGTGAAGTCGATGTGGATTATCTTAGCCATCGTAGCTCTCCTTTCTCAATCAAAATGTAGTCTATTTAATTATCTTGATTATACCGATATTATACCACATTCCCTTATGGAATGTAAGTATAATTAGTAGACAACATAGTGAAAACAGTGAAAAACAGAAGTATAAATAACAGGCGGCGTAGTTAAGCCCTTTTCTCTTTTGGACAAGTTGAATCCTCCTCACAAGCATCCACGCAAAGGGCTTAACCAATCATGTTCCTCTGGACATTCTTTGCCGAGAAAGCAAGTAAAATCAAGGCGTGCAGGGCTTGCAATAAAAAGTGATGGTTTGGGTCAGATGAACCGACTACATCTGTTTGCACTGTCGGCGGGGGCTGAAAAGACCATAACCACCCCCCTACTTGCCATAGCACCGAAAAGGCAAGTAGACACCACGGCGGCAACGGCGGCACGACAGGCGGCAGGCAGGGCGGGGACGGTTGCGGCAGGGTACACCCCTTGCGGCTATGGGTGTATGTCAAAAAATTGTGTTGACATTGTATGCAAGTGGTGCTATACTTGTTCATGCCGAACAAGGCAAGCGGGACACCACAACACCACCGCAAGCCAAAAACACCAACGGCAGAAAGGAAACACAAGATGAACACGAACACGAAAGCAACCGCACAGGCGAAAGCCAACACCACCACCGCAAGCGCATTTGAAACCGTCAAACGCAACTATGAAACCGCCCTTGCACAAGGCAAGGACACCGCACAGGAATTGACCGCCCTTGCAACCGCCGTTGCATACTCTGTCATCAATAAGTGCATTGACCCACGGCGCAAGACCGCCGCACAGCGGGACACCGCAAGCAACACCGGATTTAATCCCGCTATGGTAACACTGAAAAGAGGGATTGCCGCTGACCTTGCCACGCTGGACAACACCCGCCGCACAGCGAACGCCGCCACCGCCACCACCTACAACGCCGACGGCGATTTAGTGACCGTCACGGCGGACAAGGACGCCGCCGCCGCCCTTGTGGGGCTGATTGATACCACGCTTTCAGACGGTATTGACCTTGTGCAGACCGCCGCCCTTGCCATTTTGGAACAAGCCGCCGAACACGCTAACGGCGAAAACTGGCTTGATAGCAAGTACACCGTTCGCCGCCTGTCCCGCCGTGTCTATATCCGTTCGGACGAAAGCGCAGCATATAGGGACGATGAAACAACCCCCATTCAAGAGGTTTATAGAGCCGTTCGGCAAGCCGTCCAAAATTCCCGTGCCGTCCAGACTGACCCCCGCAATGGGTACAGCTACATAGAGGACATGACAGCGGACGGACTGGACACTATCTATTATCGCATGGGCAAGTACACCGATTTAGGCGGGTACGATTGCAACGGCAACTACACCACCGACAGACAAGCCGCCGCCGACTATGAAACGCTTGTTGCAAGTCTGAACTTGACCGACAGACAAGCGCAGATACTCCGCTTGCGTATGCAAGGCAAGGGGTACAAGGCAATAGCAACCTATTTAGGCGTAACGCAAAGGGCGATTGCAAAGACCGTGGGACAGATACAGACGAAAGCCACGGCGGCGGGACTGACCCCGCACGGACTGACCACCGCACAGGACTAAACCGAACACTACACCGCACGCAAGGCGGGGGCACAACGCCCCCGCCCTTTTCTTTTGGACAGACCACCCGCAACCGCAAGGAACACCCGCCGCCCCGCCGCACACAGGGTACACCCCTTGCGGTTAAGGGTGCAGGGCAAGACCCCGCCGCCACGCCGCACACAGGGTACTCCCCTTGCGGTTAAGGGTGCAGGGC